TTATATTGATGCTACTTTGTCGAAGCACGTATGTAGCACAAGATCGTTCATTCTGGTGTTTATGAGTGACAACTGATCCGAGTTGTTTTCTGTCATCCATGCACCATAAACCCGGTAAACCATCTGAGCGTCAGAATGGCCCATTTGTGACGCTACATAGTTGGGGTTTGCGCCGGCAGCAAGAGACCAGCATGCAAATGTATGTCGGGACTGGTACGCCTTGCGGTGCCTCAGTCCTGCTCGCTTAAGTGCAGACGTCCATATCTGCCCTAGCGATTCAGTCGAGTAATATGCTCCTGACTTACCGTTCACTGAATTAATGGATGGGTTAAATACGAATGTCTTCTGATCTTCAATTCGCTCTCCATACTCCCTGGTGTGGAAGATGAATGAGGTCTGCGGGAACATTCTCGTCAGTTGCCGCTGGTTGCGCAGAATTTCAATTGCTGCATCCATCAGGCATATAGTACGAATACCGGCTTCAGTTTTTGGTGGCGTGAAAATTCCCTGCGGTGTCAGGCTCCTTGATACTGACAATGTACCTGCTTCAAGGTCTATGTCTTCCCATGAAAGTGCGCACAGTTCACCATGACGCAATCCTGTCATGATCGCCAGAGACCACATATTAGCGTTTTGTTGGTTGTTACACCCATTGATCAGGCGCGGAAACTCCTCTCTGGTTATAGGGTCTGGCCGCTTATTGGACTTTTTAAGCGGCTTGATGCCCGTCATTGGATTGGCTGACACATAACCATTTCCATGAGCAAACGCGAAGATAGCCTTCAGGTCTGCCATGCTTGAATTAACTGTCGCCGCGGTTCGACCTTTCTTCTCAATATTCATCATTCTGCCGGTGAAATAACTGCCGTTCAGCAACTCTATGCGCAGATTTAGTAAGTCCTTTTGCATGATGCTGCGGATATCACGCTTGTTTCCGATGATGTCGAGCGTCACCCGAACTCGCCTTTCTGTTGTCACAAATGAACTGTTTGCCCAGTCAGGCCTTTTCAGTTTAAGCCAGGTGTCTGCGACATCGCGAATTGCTATCGGCTTTCCACCATCAACATCGTTTTTGAACGCGGGGGAGTCAGGAAACTGCCCCCGATAGTCAAACGTCCCGGTTTTGATGCGGTAGACAATGTTGCTTCTCAGCTCCCCAGCCATCTTTCTGTTCTTGGGCGTGTCAGGTATGCCCAACGCCTCCCATCGTCTTTTCCCTTCATACATAAACCAGATGCGCAGATGATTCTTGTTAGGGGCCACCCCTGTAGGATATCCAGACATGCTCGCTCCTCACGGTTAAACGGATCAGCATTTAAGCAGATTTGCGACGCTTAATCGCTGCCGGCTGTTTCTCAATCCATTTCTCTATAGCTTTCCAATCGTAAAAGCACATGCTGTTATCCATTGGCATACCGTCTGCTGATACGTGCTTATACTCCCGGCCCTCCATCCATGAGACTTCTCGGGCGGTCTTGATCGTGTTCTTTTTAATTCCGGTAATAGCCATAAGTACTGACTCTGATACCCATTTACTGGGCATCAACTGGATAACGTTTTCCATATCTACTCCTCAGGTTGCTTGCTGTGTTTGAATGCGTAAATGAGAGCGATGAGAAGGGCGAGAGTGAGAATGTCGCCCGGTTCGGCGGTAGTGGTGATTTTCATGATGTTTAGTCATCAGCATGCTCGGCATAGCTGCCGTACCACCAACCATCAGCGTTGAGTTTTAGTGGTATCATGGTTCTGTCTCTGTCTTTTGGTATGACTTTGCAACCAAAGCTTTTACCTACAGAAAACTGCCCTCCAGATTTACCTGATAATTTAGCCCCTGACTCTGACCCACATTTAACCCTTACCTGTTTGCTCACCTCATCAAGCTCTAACTCAGCGAACCTGAAACCATTCCTAATTTTTGCCGATACATAGCATGTTGTTGAGCCTGACTTGCCAAGCTTTACGGTGATACTGGTAACGGAATTTCTACGCCCACTTCCTACATGCTGAGATATGAAAGCCATAATTACCTCACGCTGCTGATCGTTTATTTACTGGATAAAATTCACCACTGGCTAAATGCACGCTGGTATCAAGCTCGTTGCCCCATGAGTCCCAACCCTGATCGGCGGTGCGGGCGAATAACTCAATGCGCGGCACGTCGCCAATCAGCCTCACAAGGCTGTCACGAATAATCTGTGGTTTCGCGCTGTGCTCCATGCGTGGCGCGCTGACGTGCTGGCATATGGATGCATCCATGCGCTCCGGAAGGCGTCCTTTCACCGCAAACAGGCAATCTTCACTGTTTGCCCGCGTCATGTGGCCCATTCCGATCGCGCTGTTTCCTTTGCGCCTGTTGGTCTTGTGCCAGGTGAAACCCTTCATTGTCATGAGCCGGAACCCCCAAGCCTCGACAACCTTCAGCGCTTCCATCGGCTGAGTAGGCACCCACCACATCGCAAGCAGGCAGGATTCAGGATCGGCAAGTGACCACACCGGCAGCCGGCAGATATCCTGCAGCGTCATAACCGGGTATTTGTGGCAGGCACCGCGACTGCCATCATTGGCCTTGTCGCGGTATGACCATGGCGGGTCGGCGTAAATGAGCCGGTACTTTCCGGACATAACAACTCCTCACGCAGAGCGCGATAGTGAATAGGGTGGGTGGGGATTACTTCAGGGGGCTGGCGGAATGCTTGAGGTTAATCTCTATGTAGCACCTGTCACCAATTACCGAGGTGATGTACATACCCGGATTTCCTGAGTAGTGGTTGTAATAGCTCCATCCGGTCTGCCTGAAGGCTTTCAGGCTAGTCATCCCTGTCAGAGCCCATTTGTCGCAGTAAAGGCGCGCGACGCCATTGCTTTGATATTCAACCTCTGTCTCTCTTAATGCTTTTTGCGCACTCACATAGCCATGGTGAAACTTGCGAGCCCGTCCAATCACACCATCGATTCTGTCCTGCTCAACCTTATCCAGATATCCATTATTGTTTTGTTTCCCTGCAAGACTTCCAGCTTTTGCCGTTCCGGCACGGTTGACGAGCCAACGCCAATGCCCCGTTTCTGGGTCGTAATGCAGTAATTGCTTTAACCGGTCAATGGTTATCATTGCTTTTCACCTCGTAGCCCTGCTGGCGCAATAATTCAGCGCATTTCGCTACGGCTGAGTCCCAAATAGCAACATCACGCACGCTAGGAATGCTCTCTGATGAATCAATCAAATCGCTAACTCCTGGCAACTCCACCGGGCGCAAAAGCTGAGCGGTCGGGGTGGTGTAGAGTGCGTGAAGAGGTTCAACACTTGACTCATCATCGCTTTTAATCCAAACAGTTCCGCAGCAACGGCGCTTATCTAATAAATCATTTATCACCTTCGTATGAGCATATGCAACAGGCTCAGCCGTAAGCGCTGCGAGTGCTATTTGCTGACGCTTTAATTGGCTTCTCAGCGATACCAAAGTTTCTGGAATGGCATGAGGAAGTTGAGAATACCTATCAATTTCCCTGTTGATACTTGAAATGTCATGCTGGCAATCTGCAATCAGCGCCTGCACATCACCATCAACTGGATTGGGGGAATTAGTTGTCATGGTTGGTGACCTCGAAAGAGTGATTTTGAATCGCCTCAATCAATTCATCTGCATCAACAGTGAAAACCTTCAGCGTTTCGCACCCGCCTATTTTTGCGCCTGATATTCTGTATCCGCCGCTATTGTCACAAATGCACAGCGACAGGCTGCCGTTAATGTTATGGCATACTTCAACACGAACTTGTTTGTTACTCATTTGCGCCTCCGCTTCTGCGCTGCACGTTTTTGCTGAGCGGCATAACCGCGCTTGTTATTAACCGGATATGAATTACCGGCGATACCGAACGCCAGCTGGTTCTGTAATTTCGCGGCTGCCAATATGCTCATCGCAGACCACATTGCCATTTTTCGCATATCAACCCGCCTTATCCGCATTATCGAGACGCTTAAAGTCAATTACCCACACCCACGGGTTAGCCTGCCAGCTTTCCTCGCCGTAGATGGATTCCCACAACTCAGCGAAGTTGTCATATGGAGTCATAACTTCGCCGCCACTATCAGGATCGTTATATGTTGGCCGCCATCCGGTAAGCTCCAAACCTTCGGAGTGTGCATCTTCCTGGCTAATATCCTGCAGCCGCTCCACACGAACGCCGGTAATCTCCAGCGTTATGCGGGAAGCCCAGCGCGGCATGTGGATTGATGGAGTCCAGCCAACCATTTCGCTACCGTTCCAAGAAGCGCGGTGAATGCAATGCTCTGGTTTACGGAAGCGCTTAGGAATCATGCTTAGTGGAGAGCCTTTACAGCCATAGAACTCCACGTCAGCCCATGTTCCATCACGCGGCGCATCAGGCATCCACGCCTCACGCACCCACAGGCGATCACCTAATGCACCGAACGGGCAGATATATCCCTCATCCTCGCCGGCAACACCAAACACCTGTTTTTTCGCTGGCTGAAGGTATCCGTGCTTATCGACCACGCCGGGCGTGTACCAGCGAGCTGTATAATCAGTTTCCAGTGCCATATTCATCGGGTTGAAATGTTCGGAAGGCTGTACCTTCATGATCCGGCGCATCTGCGTCTTCCTGCTGGCCAGAACTGCATGAACCATTTCGGCATTTAAGATGATTGGGCGCTCTTTCATTTGGCACCCGCCCGCAGCCCAGCAATCTTTTCCAGCAGGTCGATGGGTGCCACATCCTGAGCATCTTCTGCGAACCCTAATGCTATGCGCACAGACTTGGCTTCTGCCGCGAACTGGTCAGCCTGACCAGCAGACATTGAGTAACGCGAAAGTTTTTCATTTGCCGCATCCAGCTCTACTGCAAGCCTATCCTTATGCCTTATAGCCTCCTCGAAGCCGCCAACAAGCGCATCCATCTTCTGCTGCAATGCGGCGTAGTCTTCGTAATACACAAACTCGCCTTCAGGGTCGTTATAGTTAATGGCCTGTCGGCCATAACCAGTGACTGAATGACGTTTAACTTCGCTCATTTCCCTTCTCCTGAATCCGCTACAGACACCACGACAAGCTCATCGTTATCGAATGACTCTTTCTTATCGTTGATGTAACAAAGCACCTTATTGGCAAGGTGCCTGACGTTGGTAACCATGGCTTTTTGCTCATCGGCTAATACGATGAACATGAAGCTGTTGAGGCGATATGCCGGTATGCGGCATTGCCTGCGGTGAAGTGTTTGCATGGGAGTGTGTCCGGTTAGTCGCCCTGATAGCGGCGCTCAGCCCATTCCGGGTAGACATGATTTCGGTCTGCCCTGGCATCATCCGTGTTGCTCTGGCGATGTAATTCCGCTCTCCGTGCGTTCTCGTTGTTTTCCGCTATCTGGCGCACCATCGACTTAAGCATCCATGCATCACGTTCTTCCTGTGTTTCCCTGGTGCTGAACAGTACTTTCACCTTGTGCTTCTCCTCGTATTCCCTGATGACGTCTGCTGTTATTGCATAGAGCCTGTCTAGCTTTGCTCTGTCTTCAGGGCGCAGAGAATCCGCCGGGGTTCCGGTGCTGTTCATTTGGTGAGCCTTATTTATTGGTCAGAAGGGAATGTCGTCGTCAAAGTCCATAGGAGGCTCGTTGTTAGCCTGCTGGCTTTGAGGTTGCTGCTGTGGTGCTGGACGGTTGTTTCGCTGCTGATGAGGTTGTGACTGAGGCTTGCCAGATGATTCCTGTTTTCCTCCGAGCATCTGCATGACGCCGCCGACATTCACGAGAACTTCCGTGGTGTAACGCTCCTGACCTCCCTGGTCTTGCCATTTACGGGTCCGTAGCTGTCCTTCGATATAAACCTGAGAACCTTTTCGGAGGTATTCTCCCGCCACTTCCGCCAGCTTTCCGAACAAAACCACGCGGTGCCACTCTGTAACTTCTTTGTTCTCGCCGGTCTGCTTATCTCGCCAGCTCTCAGAGGTAGCCAGCGTAATGTTGGCCACGGCGCCACCATTTGGCATATAACGTACCTCGGGGTCTTGCCCGAGGTTTCCGACCAGAATCACTTTGTTTACGCCACGACTCGCCATTATGCTGCCTCGCTATTTTGCTCAAGTTCCGCCTTGCGGATGTCATAAATCTCTTTGGCCTTGGCCTGATACTCTGTACCGCGTAGTGTCCGCCAGGCCTCTTCAAATAGAGGTTTCAGTCCATCAATGCTCACGGCGTTAGCGGCGGACTCGGTGAATACTTTGAGTGATTCTTCGGCAGGATTTGCACCTGACTCAAGCCAGCTGAGCAGTTGCTCGCCGGTCTTTTCACTGAGGATTACAGGATCTGAATTGCTGAATAACTTTGTCCTGTCCTTGCTTGCGATTGCGTGATGCGTTTCGTGTCCGATATCAAGCACGGTAGTAAATTCATACTCAACACCATCACGCTGCTCTGACTTCAAGCCAAGCTTGGCGACTTTCTTGCGGCCATTTTCCTCAACCTGCGCTGTTTCTGTTTTACTGCGCATAGTGGCAATGATGTGCATTGATGAGCGAAGAATGGCGTCTAAGAATGAGCGATGGCGCGGATTGATCTCACTCCATGCAGACCAGGAGTTACCGCGATATTTAGCTTTAGCGATTGTATCTACCAGTTCAAGGCAGCCGCCAACACCTCCCCATTCATGGGTGATACTGTCAATTATGAGGCTGTCATAACCAGCCTGCTCAGCGGCGTTTATGGCTTCAATGAAGCGCTCTGGAGTGAAAGGAGGCTCAAGCTCAAGCACGTCGAAGTCGGCGATATCCGAGTAAAGCGATGCGCTGCCTTTCTCAGTGTCAATCACAGCTATTTTGCCACCGATGCCTTTGGCGACCAGCAGTGCGCTGTAAGTTTTGCCTGAACCACTTGGCCCGGTAAGTGCCAGCCGTAGCTTGGCTTTCTTTCTCATGGCTTTTTCAAACTTCATGGTGATACCTCTTTAGAACGGGCATGGCCCGAGGAAATACTTACTGTTCATGCGCTCATAGAATGCCAACTCAAGAGATAATCGCATTGACTTACGGTTACCCTTACGGCGGTGATAAAGCGCGTCCATGACGTAGCCACGACGTTTAACGCGGCTCTCTTCAGTTGTGGTTGCGAGGCTCATTCTTTACTCCGGGGCATGCCATTTCGAATAGTGCTCTGATGAAGTCGTAATCCTTCAGGCGTTCGCGATCTGCTTCTTCCTTGCGCTGACGCTCAAGAGCTTCCTGCTTACGGCTATATTGTTCGGCTGGCGATGTCATGGATTGCCTTCCTGTGTAATGAACTGCACCAGACGCTCCCACAACTGCTGTAAGCGGCTCTTTGGTTGCCAGTGCATAACGTCGGGGCCTGTCAGGCGAAAGTGATTTAAAGAAGCTGGAGCGGTGTGTTTTGGGCAGCCCGATGCCGCCCCTGCGAACATTAGTTCTTGCATGGGATACCTCATGAATTAGTTGGTTTAACCGGGAAAAAGAAAGGCCGACATTGCGCCGGCCATTAAGGGAATTACTGTCTGGTTATCTGAAATCTCTAGGCGTTGGTGCGTAGCACCTCAAAGCCGTCTAAGCAGACAGCTTTACGGTGTCACTCAAACCGAAATGGCCCTTAGCTTGTCAATTAATGCATCTACATCAACCTCGAAATCATCGGCATACTCGAAGAGGTATTCCATTCCAGCGTCATTGATGAATTGCAGTAACAATGCTGCCTCAAGTCGCTCTAACTTCTCATCCATCCTCTCTCTCCTGTAGTGGTTACTGGCCCAATACTTTCAAGTTTTCTCGAACTTCCTGAATAACTAGCTGCTGAGCTTCCTCAAACGTTATGCCTTCCTGCTCAGCAACTTCGCGTATAAATTCAGCCAAAAACCTGTCTGTTTCTTTTCCGCTCTCATCACTCATACAACCCCCTAAACAAACGTATAAACACACACTCCCATAACCGCAAAGACTGCCCAGCCTAACCAGTAGTTGTCAGTGGATATCATGGGAGTGCTCCAGAAAAAAGGCCGCCTAAGCGACCGCGAGATGAATTAATGCCTGCTTTTATCCACATCAGGCGAGGTGGTTCCTCAGCTTTCCACAGTCAAAGGAAACTGATATGTTCTACTCTCCACAGTCAATATGAGAATGTTCTTATGGCAAGGTATATTGTGCGGGTAGAGCTTTTAGGTGCAGATTCGGAAGACTATGAAAAGCTACACGAAAAAATGAAGGCGAAAGGTTATATTCGTGAAATTGAAGACTTCGATGGCACTATTTTTAAGCTACCCACTGCAGAGTACACTGCAGTGAAAAGCTCAAGCGCGGATAATATCCGAGAAGAGCTAAAGGCTATTGCTGGCAGTGTCAGAACGAATTACTACTTATTAGTTTCCGAAGTAGCTGACATTGCTTGGTGGTTACCTAAGAAGTAGCGCTACAGCCACCATTAGCCACTTCTCCCAAAAAAGACCTTCTGCGCTGGATTTCGTATCTCAACGCTTTTATTGAAACATCCAAGGCATCCGAAAAGCTGATGCCTTCGCTCTCAGCCAGTTCCTGAACAACCTTTATCAGCTCATTGTCAGTACTTTCCATAACTACCTCGCTGTCACAATGTCTTTAGATTTCCGATAACCAGAAAAAAGGCCGCCTAGGCGACCTGTTTCGACCAAAGCCTTTCGGCAAATTGAAGCATCAGCGCCTTGGTTTTGCTTTCCGGCACATCACGCCATGCCTTGCGTATTACTGCTGACCTGCATTTATCTTTCAGCGGTGCATATTCCATGCTCACCTCACTTAACAATGTGCGTTGCGTCCTTACGGATAGTTCTGTGACCTGCCTGATACAAGGCAACCTCTGGCAAACAAGCTGAACCACTCTCATGCTTACTACGAAGAGAAGGGTTATTCTTCATCGCTACCAGGCTCGCTAAGCCAATCAGGTCGCTCACCCTTACCAAGATAAAAATCGATGACGTCCAACAGGCGCGGGTAGAATTTCAGCGCTTTGCGACCATCCATCTCTGCAATCTCACGCTTAGTGAATTTGCGCCATCGCTCTGCTGTATGGTTCTGGCATCCGGCCTTAACATACTCACCGTTGGTAATTTGGAGGTGATATGCATAGCCCGTGATGATAAACGTCTGCTCAGGAAGAAGATCTCCATCGCGCAGGTAGGCACCGCTCAGGTCGGCATCGCTCAGGTCGGCACCGCGCAGGTCGGCATCGCGCAGGTAGGCACCGCGCAGGTCGGCACCGCGCAGGTCGGCACCGCGCAGGTCGGCATCGCGCAGGTAGGCACCGCTCAGGTCGGCATCGCTCAGGTCGGCACCGCGCAGGTCGGCATCGCGCAGGTAGGCACCGCGCAGGTCGGCACCGCTCAGGTCGGCACCGCGCAGGTAGGCACCGCTCAGGTCGGCATCGCTCAGGTCGGCACCGCGCAGGTCGGCATCGCGCAGGTAGGCACCGCGCAGGTCGGCATCGCTCAGGTCGGCACCGCTCAGGTCGGCACCGCGCAGGTCGGCATCGCGCAGGTAGGCACCGCGCAGGTCGGCACCGCTCAGGTCGGCACCGCTCAGGTCGGCACCGCTCAGGTCGGCACCGCGCAGGTAGGCACCGCGCAGGTCGGCACCGCGCAGGTCGGCCCTCGATCCATTTTGACGCAGCGAAGTAACCCACAGTTTATGTTCTTCAAGCACTTTCTGTAATTCGGTCGCGTTCATGATTTATCCTTTGATGATATGAGTCGCAGCTTTGCGACCGTTACGAAATCCGGCAGAGTAGATAGCTACTTCTGGCAGGCAGACTGAACCTGCTGTTTCCTTCTCACGCAGAGAAGGGGAGTTGATTGCGCGGGATACTGTCAGGCTGAAATTAAACTGACAGGTCTTTAAGCTTTTGAACGGCTTTATTTAACAGGTCTGTCGCGTCAATAAGTTCATCCATCTTCCGTTGAATCAGGCCGTGAGCCTGACATATTTCAAGCTTCACAGGAGCCAATTTTTTATTCAGGAAGTCAGTGTCAAAGCGTTTCTTTTCTGCCTCTTCTGCTGCTCTGAGGAGTTGTTCAGCCTGCTTCCTTAGCGCCTCAGGCGAGCTTGATAAATTTGCACTTTCCATTTTTTTCTCCTGAAGAGTAGGGTTAGGCTGGGGATTTGTAATTGAAGGTTGCTTTTCAGTAAGCGGATAAATGTAGCCAGGTATTTCTTTTGGATAGCCGTACTTCTTATGCCTGATAAAGGTAGTGAGATTTTTACCTTGCTTTGCTTTGGCCTGGATAATAAGAACGCTTTCACGCTCATTTAGAAATTCCAGTAACTTGTCTTTATCCCGCTTGTTAAGGGAACCGAAAGCACCCACTTTATTGCTTAACTGCGAGAGCTTTACCCCATCTGGCATTTTATCGACGTAGCTTTTAACCTCTGCCAGAGGTCGCCACAGCTTTTGTGGCAAGGTTGAAGGTGTCATTCTTACCTCTCTGTTAGTCGAAATATGCCGGAATGCTTTTTCCCCTGATTCTCTGGCGAGCATTTGTAATCTGACCGAAAGGGTTTTTAACCTTCCGGTACTCTGGATTCTCGCGGGTTACTGCCTCAGGAACCGGCTTAACGCGCAGGTTCATTTTGTAATCGGTGCAGGAAAGGGCTTTGCAAACCCTGGCTACTGGCTCACCTGTCAGCCTTGAGAAAGCTGATTCAATCTTTCTGGCCGTCAGTCTGTCAGCATCACACTGAGCTTTAGTTGCTGCATAATGCTCACCACGTTCACGCATGCGGCGTGACTTGCTGTTTTCTTTCCTGCGCTTAAAGACGATAAATGCCATATCTGCCTCCGGTAATTGGCTTGGGTCGATACTGCGCCTTCACGGTTGCGCTCTTTCACGCTGCATTTCGCTGTATCGCCAAAGCCAACTTCGCTTTGGTCTACCGCAAGCGGCGGTAGAAGTCTGAATTGTTAAAGAGCGCCGACATCCTGTCGTTTGTTTCTGTGCTTCGTGCTGATGAGATAAACATTACCTCAGGGTAAATTCATTGTCTATACCCACAGGTAAACAAATTGCACGTAAAAGTTTACCTGCATGAATTTTCAGGTAATTTATTTTTACTTAGGGATGAAGAATCACTGTGATAGGTTGTTATCTGAACAAATCGGAGGGGTGAAGCATGCGCATCGACGAAGAACGCCTACATATGGTCGTCTACGCCATAGGTCGGGTGGTGATAGAAATCAGAGCGGAAGGTAAATCAGTGAGTGATGCTGAGATTATCGAGCGGCTGGAGCACTACAGGAAGCTGGAGACTAACACGATAGGGAAGGGGGTTTACCGGGATGCGGCGGAGATGGTCAGGTCGGGTGTGAAGCAGGCATAAAAACCCGGCGCGGTGGCGGGCTATTAAGGTGTGATACATGAACCAGCTTATTTTTTTGGCAATTCTGGCCTGCGCAAATTTTCTAAGACCTCAAGGGCCTTTTTATTTTCAATAACTTTCTGCTGTACCTTATCAGAGAGGTACTCACGAAAACCCTTAGGTACGTAATCTTCTCGAAGCCAGCGACGAAACTCGCCAAGCGATTCTTCTGGATAAAGGGTTGCAGGAACTGGTCCAACTTTGCTTTGAGGAAACCAATCAGGGTAAACGTGTGGATGCTTAACCACTGAGCCATATCGCTCATCAAAGTTGTTTCGCTTCCAGTGATTAGCCCACCTTGCGCCAACGCTGATGTCTGGTACCGTTTTAGGGCCTAACTCAAAACCTGCGTTAATCAATGGTACTGTAATGTCAACCATCTCCCTGAATACGCTGAAATAACCTGCAGGCACGGTATCATTCAGGGTTATACGTTCTTGAAAGCATTTCCATGCGCCTGAAATAGGATTCGAGGGATCTATGCCGACACTTTTATAAATAAAATCGCGCAGAGTTCTTCTCGCCATCAGGCGGTAATTTCTCAATGCTACATCGTTATTCGCTTGGCTTGCATCAAATGCATAATACTCAAGAACAGCCATGCAAACATAGTCAGGGTAGTGATAATGATCGCGCCTGGATGTCGTTGATGGAATATAAAGATTAGATGCCTCAAAGCCCTGCTCACGGATAATGGCATCTATTTTTTTACCGCGGGGCTTCAGCCTTTCAGAACTCCAGCCTGTAGACAAGTCCTGAATTACACTGTGGTGAACCCCACACATTACTGCAAGGCTTCGCCCTGTCAAAAAAGGGGTGCCGTCATTCATGACACCCATTTGGACGCCATCGACCTCAACCTCTTTTACCGGGAAAAGCTCTAAATCCTGTTGGCGGGGTACTAGTTGATTATTTCTATTATCCATTTGATTACCAAAGATTTTAAGTGGCGGGCATTTCCGCCATTCCCTAGTAAAAGACTGATGCGACCCAATCTATTGTCGAGTTCGCGCTGTGTGATCTTACGGCAAATGCCGCCAAACTTTTATCCAAACGCCTCTTCCGGCCACTGAGCCTTAAATGATTGCGCCATCTGTGCGTGGCACATCATCGTTATCCACATAGCGAGTATGCTTCACGATAGCCGACACAAAATGCATCTTTTCTATTTCGTATGGCTCAAGGGTTATGGGACGATGATCACTGTTGACGCTTGAGAATTGGTAATCACCATCGCGCGTTTTGTTCATTATTTTAATCATGTTGTGTCCATCAATAGTCCTAACGAATACTTCGTCACCGGCATGCACTGATGTATTAGGTTCAATAACGACATATTCGCCTGACTGAATTCTGGGCCACATGCTGTCACCCTTTACCTTAAGGCCATACGCGTCTTTATCCCCGCTATAGATGCGCAGCCATCCAGCGCGGAACTCAATCATATCCACCGATCCATCAACCCCCAAAATGGCTTCCCCGATTACAGGAACATAACCATCTCTAATCGAACCGGCAAACTCTATTTCATCATTTTGAGGCTGGGGCTGATGAATTGAGTCCATCCACCCCCTAGGCAACTTGAATGCTGTTTCAATGATTTCAACCATATCATCAGCAATCCGCTTTCTACCGTTCTTTCCTGGCTCATAAAGCATGCGAGAAACGTAAGATGGCTCACGTTCAATTTTTCGTGCGACATCCACGGCTTTTCCGCCGCACATCTCATCGCGAATCTGTATTAGGCGCTGACGCCTTTTTTCATATTTGTCCATGGCGAGCATTTTAAATGTCTTTACCTTTTGGTAAATAACCCGCAGGTATTGCTAAAATACTTACCTGTAGGTAAACTATCTGCAAGTGAAGGTAAACAAGGAAAAGAGATGAACGAATTACGTATCTATCTCAACAACCTTTCACTGGATGAACAGCGAGAATTTGCACTCAAGTGCGGTACGTCAATCGGTTATTTGCGTAAAGCACTAAGTAAGAATCATGAGTTAGGTGCAGCCCTTTGCGTTCTCATCGAGAAGGCAAGCTCTGGGGCGGTAACTCGCAAGCACCTTCATCCAAGTGACTGGACAAGCATTTGGCCTGAATTAGAAGCAGCCTAGTTTCACCGCTCTTTAAAAAATCGCCACCGCTCCGCCGCTTGTGGGGCAAAACCCAAGTGACTTGCTCACCGCAATGTCACGTAACTACTTAACACATGGAAATTATCAGATATGGAACATGCAAATAACAGCAAAAGGATTCGTGAGGTAGAAAGCGAACTCAGATCACGGCTCGTCACGATGGGCCAGACCAACTTTGCAAAGATGGCTGGTTGGGCCGACTCGAAAGTCAGTCGTTTAAACATTCACGACATGGCTGTGACGTTCGTTCTTCTGGAGAAAGTCTGGGAGACAAGCTTAATCAGGGAAGTGGCGAGACAGGCTGTTGAAGCTGTTATGCCAAAGAAAAAGTCCGCACCTGCTCGAACAGATACGGACTCTCAAATGACCATTGAATTCTGAGATTTCAACGGAGTAATTATATGCGAAACAAGAGCTTTAACCAAAGAGAAAATAACAGAGACTCAAAAAGTGCTGCATTTCTTAATTCTCTGGATGAGAAGACCGTGCATCACTTTTCGTCTATTGCGAAATACGAGCTTATCAAGGCTAAAGCCCGCACTGCTGCTGCATCTTGCCCAAAAGAAAATGGTTATGTTTTCATTCCCAACAGCTTTATGGATGAGCTTTTAAAGTCTGATTTGTCAGTTGAGCAATTCAACGATGTTCTCCGTATTTTTGATCCTCGGAGGGGAATTAAATGACCCTCGCCAGATTATACGATTTCAGTGCTGAACATCAGCGCAGGAGTTCCCGGATGGAGAACCAAAAACAGGGGCATTTCGCTCTGTTCAGGAGCCTTCTGTCCAAGGATTGGGCAAGCGATACAGCCAAGTTTTCACTGTGGGTTCGGATAATCGGTCTGGCTCAGTGGAAGCCGAGGACAGTTGAATTTGATGGTGTGTCATGGGATTTACAGCCTGGCCAACTCGTCACCAAAGTTCCTTATCTTGCGCGAAAACTGAAGGACTCTCAGGGTAATGAGAAGTCCCCAAAACAGGTTCGCGACATGCTGGAATTCTTCACCAAAGAGAAGATGATCACCTTCGCTGGGAACCGTCATGGCACTGTAATTACCATCATAAATTACGCTGATTATCAGGGTGATTTTGAGGTAACAAAGGAAGTAAGCAATCAGGTAACAAACAAACTCAGTAATGGCGCGGTCTCAGGACATGTCGAGGTAACAAAGAAGGTAACAAACGAGGTAGAACAGAGTAAGAAGTTATTAGAACAAGAATATAAAAACATTACCCAAACCCGCGGTGCGGGATTGTCTGGTGATGAAAAATTAACACCTCGTCAGGCAGGAACCAACCCCCGTGCCAGAGGCTCAAATTCCAGAGCATCTCTTCCTGAATTCGACCGGCATAAGTTTGTGTCCACGTGGAATGCGAAGGCTGAAGAATTTGGCCTGCCAAGAATTAAGGGAATCTCTGTTACCACGGAGAACGGCATCAAGCGGCTCTGGAAGTCCTACCTGAAGCACTGCAAAGACACAGGTAACACGCCGACGTCTCCCGATGTGTTTTTCACGGGATATATCACCCATGGCTACAAGCCTACACGGTGGGCCTGTGGGGATAATCCTGATGGAACTAAATACGGCATCGACACAGCGCTTACCCAAAAGAAAATCGACGAAATCATCAGCCAGGAGGGATGACATGGACAGCCTCGACTTTGAACAACAACTTATCGGTTCGATGCTCATCAAGGGTGATCACATCGACTCCCGAGAAATAGCCAGCAAGCTACCTGCTGACGCCTTTGCCAATCATCACCTTCGCAACATGTACTCGGCCATTTGCCGCTTGCTGGACAAGTCAGAACCTATTGACCCTTTTACGGTTCGTGACGGCATACCGGAGGAAAGCCGTGACTATGTGCTGACTCTGGCCAAGAACTGCAGCTCAGCAGCCAACATCAAGGCATGGGCAAAACGTGTTCGTCAGTGCTGGATGGTGCGCACCAGCATCTCAGAGATTGAATCTGCCTTGGCCATGCTGAGAAATGTCAACACGCACAACATCAATCAGCAGACAGCTATCGTGTCAGGCATCCTTTCAAAGCTTCAGTTCGAAACCAACGACAAGCTGCCTCGCCGCATTGGAGACCTTATCCCGGATTACCTGAATGTTCTGGAAGATCGCATGAAGGGTGCGGAGTCAGGTTTATATCTGCAGACGGGAATTGAAGCGGTTGATAACGCATATGGCGGCTTTGACCGTACGGACCTGATAATCATCGCCGGGCGGCCTGGCATGGGCAAAACAGAGCTGGCCATCAATATAGCCAACTCTATCGGGCGCCAGAAGGGTAAAGGCCTGATGATGTCCATGGAAATGTCAGAGACGCAGGTCGTCGAGCGCCACATCGCTGACCGTGGCGGACTGTCTATCACCACGCTGCGTAACCCACTTGGCATGGACCAGGAGGATTATACAAGGCTTACAACAGCAACAGGTACGCTGATCGACGAAGATAACTATGTTTTGGCCGGTTCGTTCACTGTGGATGAAATCATCGCTCAGGCTGAGCGTTTGAATATGGACGGCGGACTTAGCTTCCTTGCCATAGACTACCTGACTCTAATCGACATGCCAAAGGCTGAGCGTATGGACCTGGCCATCGCAGAAGTAACGCGAAAGCTGAAGCAGTTCTGCCTGCGCAATAAGGTTCCTGTAATTCTTCTTGCACAACTTAACCGCAAAGTGGATGACCGTGCGGATAAACGCCCAAACATGGGGGATTTAGCCGGGTCGAGTTCAATCGAGAAGGATGCCGATGTGATTTTCTTCCCGTACCGAGACGAGGTTTATAACGATAACAGCGACATGAAAGGCATTGCTGAGCTTATCGTCGGTAAATATCGCTCTGGCCAACCGCAGACGTTTTATATGGGATGGCGCAATGGCCACTTCATCAACATCGATCAGCAGGAAGCAGCGCAGAAATACACGGACAACAAAAACAAATCCAACAAGTCATCGAAAACCAATGACTGGCGATATGGAGGCAAATCAGATGAGTGATTTGGTTATAAGCGATGATGAGATTCGATACCTAATGCATTTCGATAAATCATTCCAACACGTCGTTTACCGATGCCTGGAAGAACATGAATTTGTCGATGGGTTCTGCCGAATTTTCGAAACGCCATTACCACGCCCACCACGCAGTGGTATTGAGGCAATGGCCGATGAGGCTACTGGCTACCGTGATTCCCAGTACAAAGCATTCTTCGAGGCATTTATTCCGTTTGTGCATCGCGCCGTATATCTGCCAATGGTTGCAGAGTTTGAAAAATACTCACGCCAGCAGCCGGTTAAACCAAAGAGAGGGGGAGGGTTTTAGGATGGGAGACGATATTAAAATCAGCGCCGCATTCATTAAAGGTGACGGAGCCTGGATTTGCCGCGTGAATGGAGACTGCACCGTGTTAATGCTTCAGGAAATAGAATCTGAGTTTGTTGAGTTCTTCGATGATTCAAGCAAAGAGGGAACCTACGAACTGACCTGTAAATATTTTAAAGGACAATACGGCGAATATGAGCGCTGTGAATTAGAGCCCGGCTGGGAAATTTTCATCGGTTCATTTTCGCCAATCCCGGAGGACTCATGCACCAACTAACCGCCAGTGAAGCAAGCAACGATGAGATGGAGCGGCAGAGGTTTGAGAAGTGGTTTTCTGAGCAGTATAAAGAAGTCGCATCTCTCCAGGGTGACTATTGGTTTTCTATTAAATCTGGCATCTATGAGCGGATAAGAACCAGAGTTGCATGGGAAGCCTGGCAGGCAGCATTGAAAAGCAAGCAGGGGGAAGTATGACGCAAATCATGGTGACTAACGATAACTCCGATGAATCTCCACTTCGTGATTTCGGGGTTAAAAACGGAGACATACTCACAGCGGAAATTGAAAGGCGTCCTGACGGCTTATGGCAATGGTCAGTGAAAAACTGGAAGCAAGGTGTAGACCTCGAAATCATGCCAGATGAATGCCAGATTGTTGGTGAAAACGTGAGGCCATTAAGGAGCCATGCATGAACAACGTCATCCCACTCCGACCTGACCCACTCCGCAAAGCTTTCGAAGTAATCGACGCACTCAAAGACACCAAGCTTTCACCGGGCCAAGAGCGCATCGCCGATGAGGCTTTGACATGGCTCCAGAAAGCTATCGAAGAGAGATACCGCAATGGAGACACAACGCTACCTGTTGCGTAACAGCAGCATCCGAAAGAACTGCATCAGCGCCATTCAGCAGCTACCAGCCAATCCAGACAAGCCAATCGAAATCGTCATCCAGGAACGCAAACGAAGCTCGGATCAGAACCGGCGCATGTGGCCGCTTTTGCACGACCTCTCTGCGCAGGTTACCTGGTTCGGGCAGAAGTACACCCCTGACGACTGGAAAGACCTTATCACTGCCCTCGTAGCGAAATCCAAAAACGAACAGCAGCGCACTGCGCCCGGTATCGGCGGCGGCGTGGTCATGTTCGGCTCGCGGACAAGCAAAATGCGGGTAAGCGAGATGGTGGAAGTTATCGAGGCGATTTACTGGTTTGGTACTGAGCAAAACGTGAAATTCAGCGACGAAGCCCGGTTAGAAATCGAGTGGGCTCAGCGCTGGGGTGAAAAGAAAAGGAGCGCAGCATGACACCATTAAAGGGTAAAGAAATTACTCAGGCAGAATTTTTCAAGATTTGCAGTGAATACGACGATGGTAAACCGAAATTATTGAGCATAGAGGGTAGAGAACCATCCTTTGACCGCGGCGTTATCCATTTCACCCTACGAAAAGACCGCGGTACTCACTTTACTGGTATTGGGATTATGGCCGTAAGTCTGACTCAGCACAATGGCGGTCAAATAGCGGCTGATGTTTTGCATGAACTTAAGCGCTGGCTGGCTTTGTATCAGGAGCGTGCAGCATGAACGCACTGATAAAAACTATTCCTGAGCTACTGGTGACCACCAGAGGCAATCAGACAAAGGTTGGCGAAATACTTGGCATAAGCAGGCATACCGTCCGCGAATACGCCAGAGACTTCGAAGCCAAAAAGCACATCGTCATCAACGGCGTTCTGATGGTGGCACAGGGTAATCGCGGCATCAGAAGCAAAGGTGGAGAAATTGAAAATCACACCCTTCGTGCATGACGCATGCGACGCGGCCACCGCTGACGAACTCCTTTCCCGATACAAGCTCCGAAACATCCAGGCAACCAAAGCGCTCGCATTCGACCCGCGACTTTGGATTGTGACGGCATTGTTACCAGAGTACAGGGAGGAGCCAATACCAACCAGGCAGTATAAAAACCCAATGTGGAGCATGTTATGACAACAAAGCACGATGCTGGCAAATGGAGATTCAGTCTATTACCGCTATGCGCCATAAGGTCGGTTATCGAAGTGTTGGAGTTTGGTGCAAAAAAATATGCGCCTGACAACTGGAAAACAGTGCCTGATGCCAGAACGAGATATTTCGATGCAACCATCCGTCACGTGGCCGCGTGGTGGTCTGGAGAGAAGAGCGACAGCGAAAGCGGTTTACCCCATCTGGCGCACGCAATCTGCTGCCTTCTTTTCCTACTATGGCTGGACGAGGAGAGGGCCGATGCATGACCGCTGCTGCCGATGTCACACCATCCTCACCTCAGAGGATAAGTATCACTATGGCCAAAATTGTGAGGCGTGCGAGTGCGATATCGAATGGGAGAACCATGAGCGACACAACCCAATCAAGTCAGCCTACTGGCGATGGCGCGCTATCTGCTTCTGCCTGCGTTGGCTGTGGAATAAGCCTCAAACCATTCGAGGTATACGCCTGCACCGATTGCCTCAACTTCTGGCTGATGTCAGATCCAAATGGGCTAACGGGAGAAGATGATGAGTAAGTTACGCAATGAAGCGCGGGGCAGGGAATGCCAGGTCAGGCTGCCAGGCGTATGCAATGGCAATCCTGAAACAGTAGTGCTCGCGCATTACCGCATGGTTGGCATATGCGGAACGGGAATGAAGCCAGACGATTTATTCGGCGCATGGGCCTGTTCATCATGCCATGACGAGATAGACCGGCGCTCGCGCCAGTTGCCTGCCGCAGAAGCGAGGCTTGCCCACCTTGAAGGCGTCATACGTACCCAGGACGCACTACTTAGAGAGGGGAAAGTAAAGCGATGAACGAATACCGAATAGAGCTACCTTGGCCGCCCGGAAATAATCACCTCTTCTCAGTGTTTCGCGGTCGAAAGATAAAAAGCAAAAAGGGAAGGGAATACACCTCAGCAGTAGCCAGACAAATCGCAGAATCAAACCAGCAATACAATCTCACCGGCAAGCTCAAAGTAAAAATCAACGCATATCCACCTACACGCGCCCGGCGTGACCTAGACAACCTATTCAAAGCACCTCTCGACTCATTGACCCAGGCAGGCGTCATAGCTGACGACAGCCTCATTGATGACGTGCGCATGGTTCGTTGCGAGGTCGTTAAAGGTGGAAGGCTGGAAGTGATAATTACTGAGATGGAGGGGGCATGACCGAATACCTAAAAGCCAAATGGCGTCGGCTACTTTTCCAGTTCCGGCCAGTTAACCCAGTAATCCAGCCAGCACACATCCAGAGTTGGGATGCACAACCGAGAAGGAAAAAGCGATGAGCCTTGAATCAACAGTAAAATATCATTACGCAAAGACGCAGAACTTCAGCGGAATGTCACCTCAGACCTCACCTGACACACTTACCGGCACTGACTATATAGCCAGCATGGGTATGGCTATGTCGCGGGCTCAGATGGGTTACAGTGCCTTTATGGGAAAGGTTGGGATAAGTGAGAACGACGCCGCACGCGCCGTATCCCTGTTAACTGATTACGCACTTCAAAGCTGCGATAAGGTGGCCGCCTTACGCAAGCTCGATAAAGATATTAAGCGACAGGTAATGCAAACGCTCGCAAGTTTTGCATTTCTCGATTACTGCCAGAGCGCTTCAAGCAAGAGGCCGTGTAAATGCTGCAATGCCACAGGCTTCATCGATGCAGAAGTTTTTACCATGAAATCACGCTTTGGCACGCAAAGGCCGGGCGCGGTGACGGAGATTAAGCGCCTTGCTGAGTCTCTGCCTGAAAATACGGCTTATCAGGTGCGGGATGTTGAGCGAGTTCTCTGCCCTGAGTGCAAAGGGAAGTGCGTGGTGTCATCAGCCTGCCGGGATTGCAAGGGGAGGGGGAAGGCGATGATGGAAGCAGAAAGCAAAAGACAGGGTGTGCCGGTTATCGGTGACTGCAAGCGATGTGGCGGGAGAGGCTTTGAAAGAATCCCTGCCGTGCAGGCTTATCGCGCAATTACTGAAATCACAGATGAAATTAGCCTTGCGACATGGGACAGAAGCGGAAAGCCTTTCTATGATGGCCTGATAGTTAAACTTGAGGTAGAGGAGTCCTGGGCAGATGCTGCGCTGAGAAAGGTAACAGCATAGCGCAATAAAAAATATCTCAATATTTTCTTGCGGCCTATTTACTTTTCAGGAATCTGGGGATATGATTCCTAACAGTTGAAGTTCCGTCTGGTTGTTTCCAGGTAGAAATCAGCTCCATCAATATGTGATAGTCAAAACGCCCTGCGGTCTCACCAACTGCGAGGGCGTTTTTGTTTGTTCAAAATCAGCTCTGGGCAGATATGCCAGGCAGTTAATCGCAGTTGCGTCAGAGCATCTAATTACAAAGACCAGCCATAGAGCTGGTTTTTTCATTTTCGCCCCTGCCAATCAACGCGACCTCACGGATTTCCCTAAGTGGCAAGCGGGCGTTCTTTTTTAGGCATAAAAAAATCCGCACTAAGGCGGATTGATTTAATTGCTACCCAAAGGCGCAAGGCGGAACTCTTCTCTACACAAGACTGAGTTTACCCGGGCTTGTCCTGCTCATCTTCTAGACAAATCCTAATTGGACAAGCCCCGAAGCGGGGGTGGAAATGAAACGTATGTCTTACAAATCCGATCCAGGCTTAATTGCCATGCTGATTGCGCTGGGCATGACTGTGCTCGGGGCGGTGGCAGCATATGCCTATAAAGTTCTCAGTGGTGACACATTCAGTTGGCGCACTCTGTGCCTACAGCTAATCGTATCCATATTTGCCGGTTTCCTGATGATGCTGCTCGCCACCTACTGGCAATGGCCTCAGGAGGTAACTGGTGCAATTTGTGGTATGGCTGGCTGGTCAGGCTCATCTCTTATCAAAGCACTGGAAAAGCGCTTTCTTCAAAAAGCCGCCGGTGATGCTGGAGTATCAGGAAATGAATAAAGACCAGTTCCGGCAGGCAGCTAACATTTCTCAGCAACTGGCTGATAAGTGGTTTCAGCCTTTAACTGCTGCCATGGATGAATTCGGTATAGACACGCCAAAGCGCCAGGCTTATTTCATCGCTCAGATTGGAACAGAATCCGCCGGTTTTACATCAGTAGTGGAGAGCCTGAATTACTCAGTAGCTGGTCTTGCGATATTCGGAACACGAATGACGTTCGCCCAGCGCGAGCAGCTTGGTCGCAAGCCTGGAGAGCCTGCATTGTCATCTGTGCGTCAGGCTGCAATCGCCAATCTCGTTTATGGCGGCCGCTATGGTAACAATCTGAATGGCGATGGCTGGAAATATCGCGGTCGTGGATTAAAACAAGTCACATTCCACGACAATTATGCAGCGTGCGAAAAAGCGCTGGGTATTCCACTGACAGATAATCCTGATTTGCTGTTACAGGATGGAAATGCAGCCCGCTCTGCTGTATGGTTCTGGAAGGCGAACATCTGCAACCAGTTCGCTGACAGCGGTGATGTTATCGGGCTGACCAAAAGAATTAATGGCGGTACCAATGGCCTGGATGACCGAATCGCCAGGACAAAAATCGCGGAGAGCGTGTTATGCCAAGCCTGAGCACCATGAAGATTCTTATCCCGGCCATATTCGTTGTCATCATCATCGGGTTTATTGCGAAGCTGGGGTATGACAACCAAATACTGAATCAGCGCAATGAACGACTGAGGCTACAAAACGCTGAGTTAATGTCAAAGAACAGTGATATGGCCGCCACAATAAAAAACCTTGCTGACAGGGTAGGTGAGCAAAACAAAATCGTTGCTGACGAGACAAGACGTCGCGCCGCAGCCGAGATGAAACAGCAAGGGTTACAGAATGAAGTTAAACAAGCACTGCGCGAGAGCAAGCCAAGCGTTGTGCTTGTGCCTGATGACGTTGTTGACCGGCTGCGCGAACAAGCAGATTCAGTACGCAACGGTAAAACAACCGTACCTACCGATACCAGCAAGCCTGCTAAGTGAGTGCCCGGTTCCTGATATTCAAAAGGGCATGACCTACGGCGACAGTGTGCTACTCAACTTCCAGCTACTGGATTCGCTTGATGAATGTAATGGCAAGCTGAGAGCAATCAGCAAGATTGATAACTCTAACGCCTCGCACTAGCGGGGCTTTTTTGTGTCCGTAGTAAACCCTCGCGCAATCGCATGCGTATTACACCAAGAGTCTTTCGGGATATGAGCTTGAGATGGGGCAGTGGTATCGCTGCCGCTCTTGGGCTGCCCATATCTATGCGAACTGGCTCATATCACCTAAAGAGAACAGCGATATGAAAAATGCACTGATTGTAATCTCATCTACTGAAACTCCGACCATGAGCAGTCTAGAAATGGTCGATTACATTAATGCTGATCGAAAATCAAAAGCCGAAGCGCTGGGATTGAAATTTCCATGTAAGCAATACAGGACTCTTCAACATAAGGATTTGCTTAAGAAAACACCTAAGGTTCTTGGTGAGGAACACTCAGCGAAATTTTTCGCTCAGTACAAAGACAGCACAGGAAGGGATTTGCCGTGCTACCAGTTCCCAAAACGAGAAGCCTGCCTGATGGCAATGAGCTACAGCTATGAGCTTCAAGCGCAGGTGTTCGATCATATGACAGCACTTGAGGGCGGTAGCGACGTCAACCTTCTCGATTTCTCCGGGCTGGCTGATATGGCAATCAGCGAGATGCAAAACCGCGTCGCGGCTGCTGAAAAATTCTCTTTTGAAGAGCATGGGCAAACTGGCAGTGCTCTGATGACGCGCCGCAAGAAAGAGAAGAGGGTCATCAAGAAGGCTGAACAGCTGGTGAAAGACCTCATCCAGTTCAAACTTTGCGATATGGGTGACTTTCCGGAAGGAGAGCCAGCATGACTCCAGTTCAGTTCATCGAGAAAAACGTTATCACTGAGCTGGTGAAGCAGGGCTTCGATATTGATGTTGCACACATCGGTGCTCGTGAGGCGGTGAGTTACTATCATCGCTCTGCTTCGGCCAGCGGTAAAAGTAAGATGTTCGATGACTGCCTGTTTATTGCGAAGGCTTGGGCCTCAAAATACCAAGGCAAAAAGAAAAAGTGAGAGCCACTTTCATAACGGCTTTCAAAAAAAGGCCCCATAAGGGCCGAACTTGCGGAAAACAATTTCTTATTGTGCCTTTCATGTTAACAGCGTGTGTCTGCATCACAAGCACAAGCGGCAAAGCTTTACGAATCTCTCCGACAAGGGATAACGGTGAGCCATTCCGAAGGAATTAAGCATGATCACAAATAGGCCAATCCCACCATTAGGATTTATTGAAGATTTCACTCCATATATAAAGCTGACTCCGGCAACCGGAGTGCATGAGTGGGTTATAGAGCAAATCATCAGTGAAGATGGTGTGCTGCATAACCCGGATCATATGCATCTGCTTGAGGCTGAGATTGCATTTCTGTGGGCCTCCTCAGCATTCACGAAACAGGGGCGGACTGTGCTTGGTCAGGCTGAGCAAGTAGCTATGAGAGCTGGAGGCTGGCAAAAGGCCAGAATGGAACAGCAGATGTATGGATGGTTTGGCGAGGTGCCAAAGTTCATCATCACGCTTGCTGGCGATTACTGCTCTCAGTGCACCGATGCTGAATTTTGCGCTCTTGTTGAACATGAGCTTTATCACATTGCTCAGGCAGCAGATGAATTTGGTGCTCCAAAATTCAACAAAGAAGGACAGCCGGTACTCACCATGCGCGGACATGACGTTGAAGAGTTTGTTGGTGTCGTTCGACGTTATGGCGCGAGTGTTGAGGTGCAGGAATTAGTTGATGCTGCCAGCATGCCTGCTGAGGTGTCAAAGATTAACATCGCCAGATCGTGCGGAACATGCATGATGAAACTGGCATAAGCATTTATTCAGATTGTCATGGAGGTAGCCTGTGGCAGCATTATCGACAGAGGTTAAAGCCTTCATCGTTCAGTCTTTGGCCTGCTTTGAGCCTCCATCAAAAGTCATTGAGCTTGTAAAGGCTGAGTTTAACGTTCAGGTGTCACGTCAGCAGGTGTCGCAGTACTGCCCCGGCAATGCCATGGCAGCCAAGTTGAGCCAGAAGTGGATCGACTTGTTTGATAGCACCCGCGCGAGATTCCAGACGGAAATTTCCGACATCCCGATTGCAAACAAGGCATACCGGCTGCGCACGCTAGACCGTATGATGACTAAGGCCGAGAGCATGCGGAACATGGCTCTGGCGGCCACTCTTATTGAGCAGGCTGCCAAGGAGTGCGGTGATGCTTACACTAATAAGCAAAAGGTTGAGCATACCGGGAAAGATGGTGGGCCAATTGAGTCGGCTACGCTGACCAGAGACGAATACAAAGCTGCGCGGCGGGAGATGCTGGAGGATGACGACTGCTGAGCAGAAGAACTATGCGCGCCGCTTAGAGTGTGAAGAAGATGGTCTGTATTACGCCCGTTATTTCTTCAAGCAACGCACTGGCGGCAAAATGATTGTCGCGCCCCATCATAAAGCTATTCAAAGAACGCTTGACCGCGTCATTTCTGGCGAGATTAACCGGCTGATTATCAACGTTCCGCCTGGGTACACAAAAACTGAACTGGCGACCATAAACATGATGGGGCGTGGACTGGCACTGAATAGTCGTGCTCGCTTTATGCATCTTTCCTACTCGCACAACCTTGCGCTTCTCAACTCCTCTACTGCGCGCGGCATGATTAAGTCTAAGGCTTATCAGAGCATGTGGCCGATGGAGCTGCGCGATGACGCAGACAGTAAGGCTATGTGGTGGAACGAGTACGGCGGTGGTGTTTACGCTTCATCTGCTGCTGGTCAGGTCACGGGCTTCCGTGCCGGACATATGGAGCCAGGCTGGCAGGGCGCGCTGATTATTGATGACCCTGTCAAACCTGACGACGCCTACAGCGAAACTGTCCGTGACGGCGTGAACAACCGTTTTAACGAAACCATAAAGTCACGACTGGCGATCGAAACAACGCCGATGATCGTGATTATGCAGCGCATCCATTATCAGGACTTAAGCGGATATCTGCTGCGGGGCGGCAGCGGTGAAATGTGGCACCACCTGAACCTCCCCGTCATTATCGACAATAGTCAGGCCTACAGCGCGCTTTATCCTGAAAATACACACGCCATACCGATTGAACATGGCCTGTCTGATGGCTGGCTCTGGCCCTTCAAACACAATGAGTCGCATCGCGTAGCGCTTTTCTCACACAGACGAACGGCTGAAGCACAGTACATGCAGAAGCCGCGCCGGTTTAACGCCGAAGGCGCACTGTGGAATGAGGCGATGATCGCCAGTGCACGAGCGCTGCAAATTGCCATTGAAGCCACACGCACGGTTGTTGCCGTGGACCCCCAGGCGGTTAATAACGAAGACAGTGACGAAACGGGTATTGTCGTTGCCAGTTCCTACGGCAGGGGTAATGACCGGCTGTTTTCTGCGGATGCCGATTATTCGGGGAAATTCTCGCCAAACGGCTGGGCCAAGAAAGCCATATGGGCCTATACCGAACACCGCGCCGAGGCAATCGTCATCGAAACTAACCAGGGTGGCGACATGGCGGAAGATACACTGCGCAATGCGGGTTTTACAGGCCGCATTATCCGCGTGCACGCCAGTAAAGGTAAGTATGCCCGCGCCGAACCGATTTCAGCGCTCTATGAGCAGGGCCGCGTGGCGCATCGCGGAAATCTTTACACGCTGGAAAACCAGTTGATGGAGTACGTGCCGGCCACTGCCAAAAAATCGCCTGACCGCCTCGATGCGCTGGTCTGGGCCATTACTGAACTGTTCCAGCCGAAGGGCGTAACCGTCAGACCTTTCTCTGCCTAACCGGAAATCAAAATGAGTAATGACGTTCGCAAGCGGTCCGCAAAAATCGAGGCCATAGCCGGATGCTGGCCGATGATCGCCGCTCTGCTGGGCGGCACTTCTGCCATGCGTGATGCGGGTAAAACATACCTGCCAAAGTGGCCCAATGAGGACGAAGGTTTTTATAAGAATCGCCTCGCTACTGCCACACTGTTCCCGGCATTTTCTCGCACTGTTGAAGTATTAAGCGGCAAGCCATTCTCACGTCCGGTTTCATGGGATGAGAAAAAAGTGCCTCAGCGCATTCAGCAGATGTTCCCGGATATCGATCAACAAGGTACCAATCTGCATTCGTTCCTTGCTGACATTTGCGAAGAGGTAATGGCGAACGGCATTTGCGGCATTCTGGTAGAGCACCCGCCAACTGAAGGCAATTTATCAGTAGCAGAAGAGAAGAGGCGCGGTCTGCGCCCTTACTTTGCAAAAATCGCGGCAAACAGTCTGCTTGATTACGACTCAAAACGCATAGATGGGCGCGAAACCTTCACCATGCTCCGCTTTGTCGAGATGGTAAGCGAACGCGATCCGGCAAATGAGTTTGTCGTGAGGGAAATTGAGCAGGTCCGTGTGTTGAATCCCGGTCGCTGGCGTACATACCGGGAAAAGCCTAATGCATCTGGCGCGATGGAGTGGCAGTTGCATGAAGAAGGAAAAACAAGCCTGAATAAAATCACCTTTGTTCCTGTTTATGGCGACAAGCGTGGTTTCATGCAGTCACGTCCACCTCTTGCACAACTCGCTTTTCTTAATATTGAGCACTGGCAGTCACGAAGCGATCAGCAGACTATTTTACATGTCGCGCGTGTACCTATCCTCTTTGGTCGCAAGCTGGGTGATGCTCCTATTACTGTTGGTGCCGCAAACGCGATTGTATCCGACGATGATAATGCAGACTTAAAGTACGTAGAGCACACAGGCAAAGCAATCGAAGCTGGTCGGACTGACCTGCGAGACCTTGAAGACCTGATGCGTCAGATTGGCGCAGAGCTCCTGGTGGTAAAACCCGGCAGGCAGACGGTGGCACAGACGGTAGCGGACAATGAGGCTGGCACCTGCGCACTTCAGCGCATTGTTGGCGACCTGACTGATGCTGCTAATCTCGCTCTACAGTATGCGGCCGAATGGATTAACGAGAAAGACGGCGGCACCATCACTATCTTCCGGGACTTCGGGGCCGCAACGCTTGCTGAAGCCTCGGCCAGCCTGCTGATGGATATGAATATTGCCAACGCACTTTCCAACGAGACGTTGTTTAACGAAATGCAACGCCGTGGACTGATCGATGTAGAACTGAACTGGGCGGATGAGCAGGCCCGCATCTCGGCACAACCTCCACGTCCGGGCGAAACTCAGACAAAACTCACCGGCTAACTTCACGCTGGAAAAACACAGGCTCATGCACCCGCATGGGCCTTTTTTATGGCCGAAATCTGCGGATGCGGAACGGCGAAACGGGCCGGATGGCTCACCGATAAGGTTGGATAACCCGCTATGAAACTGAAACTCGACGAGAACGGCCATGTGGTCGTATCTGATGGCAAACCTGTCTACGTGAACGATGACGGTAAAGAGATTGCTTTCGATGCACCAGGCGCCCTCCAGTCAATTTCACGCCTAAACGGTGAGGCTAAATCTCATCGCGAACGCGCGGAATCGGCAGAGGCATCCCTGAAAGCATTTGAAGGTATCGCCGACCCGAAGGCGGCTATCAAAGCGCTGGAGGTCATCAAAAACCTCGACGACAAAAAACTGGTGGATGCCGGTGAGGTCGACAAGGTCCGTGCAGAAGCTATCAAGGCCGTTGAAGAGAAATACGCTCCCATCGTTAAAGAGCGTGACGATCTCAGTGGTCGCCTGATTGCCGAGAAGGTAGGGGGCAGTTTCGCCCGTTCGAAGTTTATCGCCGACAAGCTGAATATTCCGGCCGACATGGTGGAATCACGCTTCGGCTCAAGCTTCAAGCTCGAAGGTGACAGCGTCATCGCTTACGACAAATCAGGTAACAAGATTTTTAGCGCCAGCAACCCCGGTGAGCCGGCTGGTTTCGATGAAGCGCTAAGCATCCTCGTCGAACATTACCCCTACAAGGACCAGATCCTCAAAGGAACCGGCGCATCTGGCGGTGGTTCCAGCGGTGGAAACGGCGGTACGGGTGGCAAAACAATTAGCCGCGCGCAGTTTGAGTCGCTCAGTCCTCAGGATCAGAGCAGCCAGATCGGTGCCGGTGTCACTATTACTGATTAACAGGAAAATATAAATGGTTAACAACCTAACCGGCCTCATCCCGGACCTGTTCGCGGCACGCGATATCGTCTCCCGCGAACTGACCGGCTTCATCCCTGCTGTAACGCTGGACCCATCTGCAGAACGTGCAGCAGTGGGGGAAGCAATCCGCATTCCTATTGCGCCTGCCGCTGCTGCCCAGGATGTTGTTCCAGGACAGTTGCCACCAAACACCGGTGATCAGAATATCGGTAACACTCCATTCACTATCCAGAAGTCTCGCATGGTGCCGTTCCAGTGGACGGGTGAAGAACAGAAAGGCGTGAACAACGGGCCGGGTTACGCCAACATCCGCCGCAACCAGATTGCACAAGCAATGCGTACGCTGGTAAACGAGATGGAGTCAGACCTGGGTAAACTGGCGCTGATCTCTTCCCGCGCCTCTGGTACTGCGGGTACTACGCCATTTGCAACCAACCTGAGCGATACCGCGCAGGTCCGTAAGATTCTGTCTGATAACGGCGCACCACTGAGTGAGTTGCAGGCTGTAATCGACACCACGGCGGGTGCCAACCTGCGTACGCTTGCGCAATTGACCAAAGCGAATGAGGCAGGCACCGATGAGCTACGTGCTCAGGGTACTTTGCTGGAGCTTCACGGCTTCAAAGTGCGCGAGTCTGCGGGTGTTGTCACTCACGCACCGGGTACCGGCGCAAGCTACGTGACCAACGGCGCACTGACAGTCGGCACCACTGTAATTCCGGTTCAGACTGGTACAGGGACCATCCTTGCGGGTGATGTGATTGGAATCGGAAACTTCAAATACGTTGTAACCAGCGCTCTGGCTGGCGGTTTCGTTACCATCGGAGCGCCAGGCCTACGTGAAAACCTGGCTTCTGGTGCAGCAGTGACACTGGCGGCAACTTATACAGCCAACTTCGCTTTTAGCCGATCAGCAATTCTTCTGGCTACCCGTGCACCTGCGCTACCACAGGAAGGTGACATGGCTGATGACCGCATCACCATCACCGATCCGCGTACAGGAATGGCTTTTGAGGTGTCGATGTACCGCCAGTATAAGCGAGTGCATTACGAAATCGCCGCTGCATGGGGCTGCGCTAACATCAAGCCTGAGCACACTGCGGTCCTGATGGGCTAAATCCTAAACAGCCGGGAAACCGGCTTTTTATCTGGAGATTTACATGGCTAGAAAAGCTGACGGAACCGAAGACAACTCACCAGAGTTAACTACCGAAGACGTTGCATTTGTGACGATGACGCGTGATCCGGGTATCCACCCGGCACCCCATACAGCGCAGGTTCATCCTGATGAGGTGCACAATTACTACTCTGGTGGATGGGTGCTGAAAAAAGAAGAGGCTGAGTGATGCTGACTGCCAGTCAACTTGTTGATGTTCGCCGATTCATGGGCTATCCGATGCAGGGAGATATTCCTGCAACAGATACCAGCGATATGGCTTATGGCTGGGTTTCATCAGGTGCCTGGCAGACGCTGTATCACCGACTCAAGACTCTCAGTGCTGAGGAAGAGGCAGTTGTGGTGAATTACATCACCACGCTAAACACACTCGAATCAGCCATTACCGGTGCAGGTGATAATCTCGATACGGACCAGGCTGCCGTCTGGAAGCGGAACACCAATGAGGTGCGCGACCGGACACGACTGTTTAATCAGTGGCGTCGCGAGCTGTGCGGTTTTATCGGTATTGCTCCTGGCCCGGCGCTGGGTAACGGTACCACCCAGATAATCAGGTGCTGAAATGGATGCCTCAAAACTCAGAGAAAAGGTATACATCGGCTACGGTAAAGCGGCGAAACGCATTGGTTACAACGCCCAGCAATTTCGTGCAACGAGTGCCTTTAACCCTCTCGCAACAGCAGCCCTGCAATCTCTGCCAGCTTCTTTCACCACGAATTACTCCTACAGCGCGCCAAATAAATACGGGCAGGCCACATGGCTTGGCGTTTTTGACGGTCGGGCATTTCTGCCGGGTGATTATCTGGTTTCGCCAGAGGATGGCACATTCTTTGTTGCCGCCATGCAGACAACATTGCCGATTCTCCTGGTGAGTTGTAATCGCACCATATCAATACTTCGCCCATCCATGGGAGGAGGCCCCGGCGCTATCGGTTATGGCGGCGATACTGCGGCAAGTGAAGTCCCGATCATGACCAACTGGCCGTGCTCGATGCTACAGGGCAGCAAAGGCGAGAAAAACGAGGTTGGCCTGCCTGCTGATGCGAAAAACCCGTGGTTTAACGTGCTGCTGCCTTACGTGAACGGCGTGACGCTCCGCACCGCAGACATCATCACTGATGACCTCGGCGGGCGATATAAGCTGACCTCTGCCGAACTGACGGATTTAGGCTGGCGATTAACTGCACAACAGGTGAGGCCGTGATATGGCAGACGTTTACGGCATTCAGAACACGCTGGTATCGCTTATTGCGGGTGTGATTTACCCCAACGGCACGTCTCAGCCTTCAGTATCGGGTGTGGCGACGAGCATATACGCTGGCTGGCCTCAGCCAGCTCGCCTGGAGCAGGATTTAAATGCTGGCGGGTGTCACGTTACCGTCTATCCTCTTTCGACTGAGAAGAAGCTCACCGAATCGCTCGGAAGGCCGTGGCGCACCATATCGAAGGGCGATTCTGGCATCACCGCTACTGTATCGGGCCAGCAAATTACCTTCGGCGGAACGGTAACAACCCCGACCAATATCAACATTCACAGCAATGACCAGCATTACACCTACGCGGTGCAGCCAACTGACACGCTCACGACGATTGCCACTGCTTTAGCGGTACTGATTGCAGGCGCATCGAATGTGGGGCCGGTTATTACAATGCCGTCCAGCGCTGCGTTTGAGGTCAGGATAGGCGCAAATGACACCGTCGGGCGGATACTTCGCCGCCAGGAAAAAGACTTCCAGATTACGGTGTGGGCCGGTTCGCCTGATGTGCGCGCTGCCGCTGCTCTTGCTGTAGATAACGGCCTTTCTGCGCTGGCATCATTAAGTATGCCAGACGGCTCGCCTACGGTGCTTAGATACAAGCGTTCGCTCATCAGTGACAGCGCTCAGTCTTACCTTGTTTACCGTCACGACATGATTTTCTGCGTCGATTTCAGCTCGCTTCAGACCGCGCAGGCAACTCAGGTTGTTGCTCCTACGATGAACGTGAGCGACACGCATACCACTCAAACTTTCCCGGAGTAACAACATGGCAGATAACGAGAAATCAGGCGCACCCGATGAGATTTCACCCACACCCGATAGGCCGGGTTACGACCTCGTCGTGCGTCACGCTTTCATGGATTACCAGATTGGTGATCGGATTGATGACTCAGCCAAAATCAAGGAGATTTTAGCTGGCGAAATGGCCTGCTATGTCTTCAAGGCAGCAAAAGCAGACTGATAACACTCTCTGTCAACAAATGACCCGCTCACTGAGGCGGGTTTTTTATTTGGGGAAACGATATGCCCGTTTATCAAACCGGTAGCCTTAACACTACCGCGCTGTCTGCTGCCGATTTGTATGTAGGCATTCAGGCACCAAAAACACGCTACATCAACGGCGTGGCAAGTGATGGCCTGGGCCTTGTCGGTATTGCGTCATGGGGCCCGGTTAATTCCCCGGTGCTGATTGGCTCTGATACCGATCAGGCGCTTTACTTCGGCTCTCAGCAGGTTCGCAAGTATGACCTGTGTACTGCCATCGCTATCTCGCTGCAGATTGGCGCAACCAACCTGAAGTGTGTCCGTGTGACTGACGGAACCGACCTTGCAGCAGCTATCGCGCTGAAAGACACCGCAACGCCAACAGCCGCTACCGGCATGACGCTGACCGCGAAGTATTCCGGCACCAAAGGTAACGGCATCACTGCGAAGATTTCGACCGGTACGGCGGTAAACAGCTACAAGCTGACCGTTTACTTCCCGGGTCAGACGCCGGAAGTGTTCGACAACATCACCGGCTCCGGCGCGGCGCTGTGGGCCAGCCTGGTCAGCGCGGTCAATAACGGCATTACCGCTGTGCGTGGCGCAAGTCAGTTTGTCGTGGCAACTGTAGGCACATCAACCTCAGTTCCTGACACTACAACCATGTGGCAACTAACCGGCGGTACCGATGGAGCAACTACCATCACCGACTCTGTTCTGGTTGGCACAGACGGTACAAGCACCACCCGTACAGGTATGTATGCCCTGCGCGGTGCTGGCGTCCAGATGCTGAACCTGATTGATTTAACCGACAGCACCCAATGGCCGACAATCAACACCTTCTGCCTGTCAGAGGGCGCATTTGGCGTTGTGCAGGCTGCCGCTGGCGTAACCTATGCGACGCTGGCAGCCACGCTGAATACATCCGGTGTCGATAGCTGGCAGGTGAAAGTTCTGGTTGGAGACTGGGTTTACTGGAATGACACACTGAATGGCCTGAGTGCCCGCATGTGCGCCCCGGCAACGTTTGTTGCGGCGAAATATGCTGCGCAGTCACCAAGCGTCAGCGCCCTGAACAAGCCGATCACCAATGTTGTGGCCACTCAGCGGCAACTGGCAAATCAGCCGTACAGCATCAGCGAAATTGGCGCACTGAGTACCGCTCGCCTGGATGTGATCACCAACCCATGCCCCGGCGGTAACTACTTCGGCCTTCGCTCCGGTCGTAATGCTGCTTCATCAACCACGCAGAACGACGACACCTACACCCGCATGACCAACTACCTGTCAGCGACGCTGGCAGCTTCGTTCGGTTACGTGGTGGGTGAGGGCCAGACAACCGACCTGCGCCGCAGCACCAAGGCGACTATCGAATCCTTCCTGCAGAACCTCGCGGACGAGGGCATGATTGGCGATCCGAATGGCGGACCGGCATTCAGCGTCAAGCTCGATGCGACAAATAACCCGAGCTCACGCGTTGCGCTGGGTTACATGGTTGCTGACGTGCAGGTTAAGTATCTGGCAACCGTTCGCTACTTCCTGATCAACCTGGAAGGCGGCGCAAGCGTCAACGTGTCCGTCTCCAGCAGCGCGACCATTTAACAGTTCAACAACCCTCCATGTGAGGGCTTTATTTTGGAGCAAATGCTATGCCGCTCAATAATTACACAGTCGGTCGCGACGTCCAGGTTGATATCAACACCGCGTATGGCGTTGTGACCGTTCCGGTCGTCATTTCTTTTGATGCAAAACCGAAGGTTAACCAGGTCGATGTGACCAAAATCACCGGCGAAACTGACACCCTCATGATCCCAAAAAACTGGGAAGGAACCTTCGATTCAGAAAGGCAGGATGACACGCTGGATACGTGGTGGGCGCTTTGGGAGTCGGACTATTTTGCTGGCATCAACCGCGCGCCAGGGACAATCACTGAAACCATCACTGAGAACAATGGTGCTGTTACTGTCTGGCGCTATACCAGTGTGCAGTTCAACTTCACTGACCCTGGCAAGAAGCAGGGTGATCAGACCGTTCGCCAGTCCTTCGCATTCACGGCTAAACGCCGCTTAAAGGTAGCTTAATACATGGCTAATGTCACAGTAAAAGACGGTGCCGCAGCGGATGTTGCGGCGCAGGAAGAAGCAGCAACCATCCTAAAGGACTCCAAAGGTCGCCGCATTGTTTTGCGTGAGCTGGACCCGCTCGAAGAATCACGCATTTTCATTGCTGTTGGTGCTGCCAATGCTGCAAACCACACTTACATGAGCGGCTATGCCTTTCCGGCTGCCATGGTTGAATCGATTGATGATGTGGATTATTCGGTACCAGCCAATCAGGCGCAGATTGATGGTCGCCTTAAGCACCTCGGAAAAGAGGGGATGGCTGCAATCCGCGAGTACATGATCAAGGCGGTACAGGATGCCGGTTTTGGCGAAACAGACAGCGATGTGGAGCAGGCCGCAAAAAACTGACAGGGAACGCTGATTTTCGAAACAGATGCTATCTGATGAAAAACGGCGTTCCCTTTTCGGTTCTGTTCAAAGGCTTTGATGACCTGATGCAACATGAAAAGCTTGCAATGCAGGTCACTCTTAGTGAACTGGACAGCGGTCAGAAGTACAACTGGACCACCGGCGAGTATGAGGAGAGGAAATGAAAGACGTATCGTTAGATAGCCTGGCTTCGGCTTTTTCCTCGCTCGCCACATCAATCAGCAATGGTCAGAACGGCATAGCGCACGCGCTTGGTGAGGCTATACGTGACCGGGCAAAGGAAAAGATTGGTGATTATCAGCCATCCAGTCACGGTTTCGATGCCTGGGCTCCGCTGGCACAATCAACTATGGACCAGCGCGTGTCAAAAGGATTTCCGGCCAATAACCCGCTACTGAGAAGTGGTGAGTTGCGCGATTCAATCACGATGCGATCGGATGGTAACGGTGCAATAATAGGCAGCCCGCTGGATATTGCGCTCTATCAGGAAAATGGCACTGAACATATCCCGCCAAGGCCATTTCTTGGACCTGCGGCAGGTGAAGTGATGGACAGCGCGCCAGAGCTGATCGTCAAGGTCATTTCAGCGAAGATGAGATAGTTTTTAAAGGTGGGATTTCCCCACCTTTAAAAAGCGAGAAGTCCCGGTTTTAAAGAGGAGTAAAATCCTCTTTTTCTAGCCCACTCAGGTGGTTTTTTTGGTTTTCGCTCCTTGCCGCATCTTCTGTGCCTTTGATGGCGGCTGGTTGGGGTGAAAGGCTGCATATTCCAGAATTTCAGACAGTAGATTGTTTTTGAAATCTTCCGTTTTATCGTTGACGAACTTAACCATCCTGTTGAAATCATCTTCCTTTGATACACCTTCAGGAAATGCCTTAGGAACTGATGTTTGGCTATCCAAGGCATCTTGCAATATCTGCACGATCTCCGAATTCATTGATCGCCCATTGGCCTTTGCTCTGGCGGCAACTGCGTCACGCATACCGTCAGGCATCCTAACTGTAAATCTCTCAATGAAAGCTGGATCTTCTTTTTCAGTCATCATCTTAAACCATAAAAATTTATACAAAACACACTAGCATCATATTGACATTACCCACAATGACATCATAATGGTGTCAGGCATCAAAATGATGTCATCATGACAAGGGGAAAGTAAATGCAAGATGTTCTCTATACAGGTCGTAAGAACGACAGCTTTCAGCTTCGTCTGCCTGAGCGAATGAAAGAAGAGATCCGTCGCATGGCAGAGATGGACGGCATTTCGATTAATTCTGCAATCGTGCAGCGCCTTGCTAAAAGCTTGCGTGAGGAAAGAGTTAATGGGCAGTAAAAACAGCGAAGCCCGGAAGTGTGGGGACACTAACCGGGCTTCTAATGTCAGTTACCTAGCGGGAAACCAACAATGACCAGTATAGCAATCTTTGAAGCAGTAAACACTATCTCTCTTCCATTCCACGGACAGAAGATCATAACTGCGATGGTGGCGGGTGTGGCGTATGTGGCAATGAAGCCCATCGTGGAAAACATCGGTTTAGACTGGAAGAGCCAGTATGCCAAGCTCGTTAGTCAGCGTGAAAAGTTCGGGTGTGGTGATATCACCATACCTACCAAAGGTGGTGTTCAGCAGATGCTTTGCATCCCTTTGAAGAAACTGAATGGATGGCTCTTCAGCATTAACCCAGCAAAAGTACGTGATGCAGTTCGTGAAGGTTTAATTCGCTATCAAGAAGAGTGTTTTACAGCTTTGCACGATTACTGGAGCAAAGGTGTTGCAACGAATCCCCGGACACCGAAGAAACAGGAAGACAAAAAGTCACGCTATCACGTTCGCGTTATTGTCTATGACAACCTGTTTGGTGGATGCGTTGAATTTCAGGGGCGTGCGGATACGTTTCGGGGGATTGCATCGGGTGTAGCAACCGATATGGGATTTAAGCCAACAGGATTTATCGAGCAGCCTTACGCTGTTGAAAAAATGAGGAAGGTCTACTGATTGGCGTATTGGAAGGCGCAAAAAGAAAAGCCAGCAGATGGGCTGCTGGCATTCATTGGGTATATGAACTTTCGGAGAACATATGAAGTCAATTATCAAGCATTTTGAGTTTAAGTCAAGTGAAGGGCATGTAGTGAGCCTTGAGGCTGCAAGCTTTAAAGGCAAGCCAGTTTTTTTAGCAATTGATTTGGCTAAGGCTCTCGGGTACTCAAATCCGTCAGACGCTTTAACAAAGCACTGTAAGTCTCTGATTAAGCTTAATTATAGCGAATCGCGAGAATTCGGGTTCGGCGACAATCCACGTGGAGTCCAGCTAGCAGGTCAGTCTGACCTTTTTCGCCTAATTATGCGTAGCAGTCTTCCTTCTGCTGAGCGCCTTCAGGATTGGGTATGTGAAGAGGTTCTGCCGGAGCTAATGGAGAAAGGCAGTTATTCCGTTATTAAAGAGGCTCCTACATCAGGGCTTAAAGAGTACCGTCTTGCCAAAGCGCAACAATTGCAGGCGCAGGCGCTGCAAAACAACATTGCTTCGGCGCGCGATCTGATGGCTATGTTTCCTCGCTTGGGTGACGCTGCCAATCAGGTAATCGTCGCTACTCTGGTTAACCCGCTTATTGGGCAGGAGATAGTGCCGCTACCTGTTCTGGAGCAGCACTACTATACGGCCAAAGAAGCTGCCGATCAGATTGGCGGCGGAGCGACAGCTAATAAAATTGGTCGGCTATCAACCAAGCACAACCTTAAGACTGAGCAGTATGGAAAATATTTTCTTGATAAATCGAAGTACTCAGATAAGCAGGTTGAGGCGTTCCGATACAATGCCCAAGGAGTAAAAGCTCTGCGTCACTTGATCCACGGCGCTGATGTAGCTTAAATAATTGATAAAAAATCAGAGTGCATTTTTGCACTCTGACTAACCAACCCGCTCCGGCGGGTTTTATAATTTGAAATATCTTCAAAGCGGGCTTAGTGAGTGGTAAAATTCAGGTCTCCCAGAGGCACTGATATGCCACCCATACTTGGATGTCCTTAATGAAGATCTTTCCACTTTTGTTGATTTGTCTTACCGCTGCGTCATTACCTTTAGTTTCAAGCGCCAAAGAATTAACCTGCAGTATTACTCATCACATAAAGAACGAAGACGGAAGTATATCCAGTGAAATTGTTGGGAATGACTTCCCCGTTTCAGATTTTGGAAACTCATTCTCCTTCACCATCTTAGGTAAAAAGATAGAAAGCCCCGAACTTACCCCAGTTAAAGCGGGTGATGGTGATGCCCTTTCTGGCAAAAGGGGTGAGATGCTTTTCAGTAAAATTGACGGCAGTTATGTAATGAGCGTTGGCAAAGAAGGCTACGTTATAAGCAACTGCCGATAGCTAGATAATAATCTCAAGACCCGCTCCGGCGGGTTTTTTATTGCCCACAGGATACGTATATGGACTCTCAGGCTTACCGCGTTGCCGTCCTGCTGACCCTTAACGATCAACTGAGCAAGAACCTTGCAAAGGTTGGTAAGGATGCAAAAGAATTAGGCGGCAAGTTTGATGCCATCAATAAAAGCATCCAGGCAATCACCAAAAGCTCCGAAGCTGCTTCGAAGGCTCTTGATAAGCTAAATCGCAGCCTGAACAACCCGGCAACATCTCAGGCAGTTGGCGCTAAAACATACGCAGATTCAATGGAGCGAGCCGCCAAGGCAGCCCAGAAAATTGCCAGTGCTGCTCCGGCCTCAAGCGCAATGATCGGCGGCCTTGTTGGCATTGCCGCCACATCAAGCATCGCATCCAGAACCATTGCAACAAGCCTGCTTCCTGCAGCCAGCGGTGGCGGCAGAATGCTTCCACCTCCAGGAGGAGCATTATTGCTTAGTGGTCCCAGCGGTGGCGCTGGTAGCTGGAAAGGATGGAAAAATGGTGTGCCTCCAGGTGGCTGGGGGCCTGGCGGAGTTGGTGGCGGGGGGGCAGGTAGCGGAAACCCTCCAGTAGGTGGAAGTCGCGAGCATGGCATGGAAAACCTTGCTATCGCTTACGGAGGATTCCACTTTATGCAAAGCGCCGTCGAAACTGGGGCCGAATATCAGACATTACTTGCGCGCTTCTCGTCCTATGGCATGGGTGATGCCGCAGTAAAAGAGGCTGATAAGTTCGCTCAGGCTACCAAAGTCATGGGTGCGTCTAAAGTAGATATGCTGCGTTACTTCACTGAAGCACAGGGCGTTTTCAGAGAATCAGGCGCATTGACGCTTGAAGAGCAATTGAAGGGCGCACGCATGGCCGCTCCGATGCTTGCGAAAATGCACTTCGCTATGGCATCGATGGATCCTGCAGCCAATCATATGTCTCAGGCTAAAGAAATGGACATGCTGCGCTTTGTTGAGCAATCAGGCGGCCTTAAAAGCCCAGAAAAGTTCAACTCCATCATGAATAACGCTTACAAAGCAGTTCAGTCATCTGGTGGCAAAAACGTAGATTTCAGCCAACTTCGTCAGTTTATGTCACGCGCTGGAACGTCAGCATATAACCTCAGCGATACGGCTCTCTATGCCAAGCTTGAGCCTATCATCGGTGAGATGAAGGGTGGGGCAGCGGGCGACGCCTTAATGACGGCGTATAACCGCCTGACTGGCACTATCAAGCTGCCAAATCAGGTTGTTAAGCAGTTGGAGGATATGGGGGTCTGGGATAAATCCAAGATTATCCATAACAGCATGGGCGGAATGAAGTCCATCATAGGCGGTCCAGGTTCACAACTGTCAGACCTCAAACTCCTCGCGAACGACCCGGTCGAGTTCTATGAGAAGGTGATCAGGCCAAAATATGCTTCAAAAGGCATGTCCGAGGAGCAGATTCAGCTACAGAATAACGTCATTTTCGGTCGTCAGGGCGGCAAGATGTTCAACCTGATTGAGAAGCAGATGCACGTTATTGATCTGGCTGCCAAGGCCTTTGAGAAGCAGATGGGCATTGAGGATGGTAGCAGGCAAACCGCTGGTACATATAACGGTCAAAAGCTGGATTTTGATGCCAAATGGAAAAACTTCCAGCTTGCCCTTGCACAGGATGGCGGCCTGCTTGATACCCTTACTAAGGGTCTGTCGAGTCTGACCACTTTCCTGCAAAAGCTGACTGAATTCAGCAATGCTCACCCTAAATTCACCAGTTCTGCTATGTCACTGCTTGAAGTGATTACTGCGCTGGCAGGCCTTAAAGGTGGTGCATGGCTTCTGAAGCATGCCATCTCTGCAGTCTTTAGTCCTTTGAACATCCTCACTGGCTCAAAAGGACTGCCATTATTAGAGGGTCAGCTTTCAAGGTTACCTGGTGTGATCGGTGGGATAAATCCAGCCATTGCGGCAGTCGTCGCTTATACGATGGCAAACGCAGTACATGAGATTGCTGGTCGGTTCCAGGCTATGCGTGAAGGTAAGCCATATGACCAAATCGCGACACATTCAGCAGAGATGGCTGAGCGTGACAGACTTGCTAAGGAAAAAGCAAGGGCCAATGGCGTTGAGTATTCACCGTGGACACCAACACAGGCTGACTTTGACCGTAACCATGCTGCTGATGCCGTATACCGTAAGACCAGCGTCTATCCGGAAATACCGACACAGCAAAGGCCAATCGTGGTTACATCAAAGACATATCTCGATAGCAAGCAGATAGGTGAAACTGTAACTACCTACCAGACCAAACAGGCCAGCCGTGCACCAACCAGCCCGACAGGGATTGATGCGACTATGGGCCTGTTACACCCTGGTATGGCGAGTGGTGCGTTTACTCGTTAACGGAGAGAGTTATGGCGCTTTTTGATTCACTCACATCGCTCTCTTCCACGGTTAGAAGTGTGGCGTCAGGGTTTAACCTTTCTGCCACGCGACTGATTCTTGGCGATTTTGAGTTTCTGGATTTCGAGCTTCCTGAACGGATTATCATCCCTGGGCGACAAAAAACCGTCACCCATCAGATGATTGGTGGACGCCGTCTGGTAGACGTCCTTGGCGTGGAGTATGACCCAATCACCTGGTCAGGCATTTTCACCGGCGACACCACATCTTCCCGCGTTTCTATGCTGGAGCAGATGAGGGATGCAGGTGAAACGCTGACCATGACGCTGTCAGGCTATTCGTTTGACGTGGTGATCACCGAGTTTAACCCGGCGTATGAGTTTGAATATCGCAGGCCATACAGCATCACGCTGGCGGTGGTGCAGCGCAACGACAGCCCGTTACAGACCGATGCGTTAACCGGCGCGCTGAATGCGCTTATCGACAGCGATATCGGGCAGGCACTTAACCTTTCCAGTGTCATTGACGTTGATGCGGTGACGTCAGCGGTCAGTACTGTACAGACTGCGGTCAGTACGGTTAAAGACTATGCCACCGCAACGGTAGATCAGGTGCAGGCAGTCGTCAGGCCCATTATCGCGGCGCAGCAGATTGTCCAGACGTCGATTTCATCCCTCGAAAACTCCCTGGGCGAAATAACCACGCTGGGCGGCATCATCCCGGGCAACCCGATATCGACGACGGTCAACAACCTGCTGACGCAGGCAGATGGCATGACAAGATTGCCGGCACTGTATAACCTCGGGTCCGTTCTTGAGCGCGTTAACAAGAATGTGCGCACCGGTCAGACGGCCAATGGCGTCAAGAGTGTGACGCTGTCTGGTGGCAACCTTTATCAGGTGGCAGCCGACAACTATGGCGATGCGCGGTACTGGGAAAGCCTGGCGACGGTCAACAACCTGACGGACCCTCAACTTACCGGCATCAACACCATCGTGGTACCGACAACGCCATCCACTTCAGTGAGTTAGTATGGACGTAAACAACCCGATTTTAACGCCGGGCTCAAGGCACGTTTCTGGCCGCTGCTACCTGAATAAAACGCTGGTCGACTTCAAATCGTTCGAGGTCACCAGTAACGGGTTTCGCGGGGCCAGCACTTTTGACCTTGAGCTGGCGGTTTCGGCTCTTCCACAGTCAATGCAACTGGCCTGGTGGGGCACTCAGACCACGATTGCCGTGGACCTGTGGGCCGACATCACCACGACGGCAGGTGCGGATTCGAAGATGCTCATCCGTGGCAATATCGACACATGGGACTTTGACCCGGCTCGTTTCATCATTACCTGCAATGGCCGTGACTTTACGGCCCTGTTTATTGATGCCAAAACAGCGGGTGAAAGCTTTAAAAACTACACCTCAAGCCAGATCGCAACTATTCTCGCCCAGCGGCAGGGGCTGAAAGCGGAAGTAACTGCAACCTCGCAGCGATTTGGTGAGTTTTACCAGATTGACTCCGCTCACCTGACCGGCGAGCAGACGGAATGGGACCTGCTGACGACACTGGCAGCACTGGAAGGATTCAATGTATGGGTTGAGGCTGACACGCTTTATTTCCACCCCGAAGCCGACCAGAGCAAAGCAGACAATTACGTCATCCGTTATATGCCTCCTGGTGCAGTGACCCGCTACCCGCAGGCCAACGTTTCTGAAGACCTGCGATTCTCCCGAGCCCTTACCATATCGAAAGGGGTAACGGTTGAGGTGATGAGCTGGAGCGCAAAACGGAAGAATAAGCAGTTCATCGCTTACTACCCCAAGACAGCCAAACGCACCAACCCCGGCGCATCGACACCAAAGACGCAGGTTTACCGCATCATCCGCAATGGTTTATCGCCGGAACAGGCGCAGGCCATGGCAGAGAAGGTGTACCGCGATATCGTCCTGCATGAACTCAAGTTCAGTTGCTCGACATTTGGTGACAACGTCCTGGTGCCTCGCACGTTGGTTCGCATCGAGGGCACTCAGTCGATGTTCGATCAGCTTTACTGGTGTGACTCTATCACCCGGCGCATAAGCTGGGATGAAGGCTACAGCATGCGCATATCAGGAAAAAATCACTCACCTGCACTGGAGATCAGCACGCAATGATGCACATGATGAATCAGATAGCCATGCGCTCTCAGATGGCTGCAGGTGGCTTCTCCGGCACCCGGCAGGGCGTAGTCACTGCTTACGACCCGGTCGAATACGCTATCAAGGTAGCGCTGCAGCCAACCGGCGAAGAAACAGGATGGATACCGCTCGGAACGCCGTGGGCTGGCAATGGATGGGGTCTTGCTGCCGGCCCGATGATTGATGCCGAAGTGCAGATTGACTTCGACTCAGGTCAGATTGGCGTTCAGATGGCCGGTAATCAGTTTTACAACAACGTCGACCGATGCCCCGGCCCGCCATCCGGTGAGTTCTGGATAGTGCATCAGTCCGGCTCTCTACTGAAGTTTCTCAACACCGGGGAAATTCTCGTCTCCTCTGGCCTAAAGCTGACCTACGCCGCGCCACAGCATCATTTTACCGATGGCGACGTCTTGATTGACCAAGACCTGATCGTCACAGGCAACATCTTTGACCAGAATGAGGCCCATGGCTCACTTGGAGACCTGCGCGTTAAATACAACGGTCATAAACACACTGGCGTCCAGTCAGGAAGCAGCTCAACGAACACCACGGACAGCCCAACCTCATAAGGCGATAGCATGTACGACCTGTATCACTATGTCGGCACGGACCTTTCCGTATCGCCGAGCGGTGACCTTTTGTCTGTGACAGGAACAGAACGCCGCAAGCAGAAGATTTTACGCCGCCTCATTACCAACCCCGGCGAGTTGGTTTTTCACCCTGAGTACGGGGCTGGGTTAGGCCAGAAGGTTGGCGAGAGCGTCAATATCAATGAGTGGAAGGCGCTTATTCTTGGCCAGATGAAGCTTGAGGACTGCGTTGCCCGATCACCAGAGCCAACAGTAACACTGAACCTGATTGATAACGGCGTGGATGTCTACGTCAAATACACGGACGCCGTCAGCGGAACGGCTGAATTTCTCAATTTCGACATTACGAGGTAGCCGTGAATCTCAATATCAAGTCATTTACCACACTGGTCACTGACCAGGTGACGGCTATCCAGGCAAAGTCTGCGCTTCTGGTTGACCTGACGATCGGCAGCCTGCTCAGGGCCATTGTGGAGTCAAACAGCGGCGTACTACTCTGGCTCCAGCAGCTTATAGTGAATCTTCTGGTTATTACGCGGGCGGCGACATGCGCAGGAAGCGATCTGGATACATGGCTTGCCGATTATGGCTTTACGCGGGAACCGGCAACCTATGCAACCGGCCCCGTCACCTTCTCCAGATTTACTGCCACCAATGCCGCGTTAATTACCATCGGCTCACAGGTGACAACCAACGACGGAACGCAGACGTATAACGTCATTCTGGACACAGGAAACGCGAACTATAGCGCTGCGCAGGGTGGTTATGTTGTTGCTGCTGGTGTGGCGTCCGTGATTGTTCCAGTACAGGCCGTCACGGCTGGGGCTGCAGGCAACGCATCAGCAGGCACTGTGACCACTGTAGTCGGCTCTATCCCTGGTATTGATACGGTAAACAACGCAAATGCCTTTGCTAATGGTGCAGATGCAGAGTCTGACGACGCGGCGCGGGCCAGATTTCGGCTGTGGATTGCGTCACTTTCAAAAGCTACGTTGTCGGCGATTGAATATGCGATTGCAAGCGTAAAACAGGGCGTTTCATACAAGGTGGTTGAAAACCAGAACTATGCCGGCGCAACGCAATACGGATATTTTTATGCCGTGGTAGATGACGGAAGCGGTGCACCTTCAAGTGCATTTTTATCCTCTGTTTACACTGCGATTGACGCTGTTCGCGGCGCGACAATTACTTTTAGCGTATTCGGCCCGACGGTTGTCACCGCGAATATCGCAATGACAATCACCACTGACCCGTCAGTAACGCACAGCGATATCGTTGCCCTGGTGAATACGGCGATCACTAACTATATCGCAACACTGACGCTTGGGCAGTCTCTGCCACTGACAAAGCTTTCTGCCGTCGCCTATGACGCAAGCACGTATGTCACCAACGTGACGAACATCACCATCAACGGATCATCCTCTGACCTTGCTGCAACCGTTAAACAGGTTATTCGCGCTGGCACAGTGGTTGTGAGCTAAGGGGAAGTAATGGCTACAGGCGATCAGTCAGATTTTGTCAGGCGCATTCAGACACTCATACCAGCACGCTGGTTCAATGACAGCAATCCGATCAGGGATGCCCTGATTAACGGCATGGCTCAAGGCCTGTCGTGGATATACTCCCTTTACCTTTATGCAGCCCTCCAGAGCCGGATAATGACCGCTACCGGGGGCTGGCTTGACCTTGTGGCCTACGATTTCTTTGGCGACAGGATAAAGCGAGGAGCGGCGCAGTCTGACAGCGACTTTCTGAACCTCATCAAAGTTAACCTGTTCAGGGAGAGGGGAACAAGGAAGGCCATTATTCAGGTGCTTGAAGACCTTACTGGCGCAACGCCGATAGTGTTTGAACCTACCCGGCCGCAGGACACTGGGGCTTATGGGGGCCCGACTATAGGCTATGGAGTTGCTGGAGGATATGGCTCTCTCGTCATGCCTTATCAGGCGTTTGTGACCGCTTACAGGCCGGTAGGCGTGGGCGTCCCTTATGTTGGCGGGTACAGAAGCACACCATCAGGGTACAGCACACCATCTCGTGGTGAGTATGCACCCGCCGCTAACCTTGCCAGCCTTACCGATGCCCAGATATATGCCGCCGTTGCTTCAGTAAAAATGGAAGGCACGGTCATCTGGGTGAGAATTCTTCCTTACACCGCGCAGTAATCATCTAATCAACCACAAACCTCGCCCTGGCGGGGTTTTTTATTGAGAAAATCCATGGATCGTCAAATTGTCTATCCGGGCGCTATCCCGCTCGAAACCGATCTTCTTAACACCAACAAATACACAATGATTGGCCTTGCGAAACTGGCTGCCGCAGTGATGGGTACATCGACCTATGTCAGGGGTCTGGCCTGTACCGCAAGCAGCCCTGCCTCGATGATCGTAAACGTATCCGCAGGCGAGATTTACAGCCTGCAAAACGTCGATGGTACGGCTTATTCATCTCTTGCTGCTGATACCACGCACTCTATCCTGAAGCAAGGTATTGTGATGGACAGCGCATCATTCACCCTCACCGCCCCTGGCGCATCGGGATACAGCATTAACTACCTGATTCAGGCCACTTACACCGATACCGACAGCGGCGCGACAGTTCTTCCTTATTACAATGCCAGTAACCCATCTGTAGCATGGAGCGGCCCAAACAACAGTGGCACAGCGCAGAACACGGTAAGATCTGGCGTATGCACACTGTCTCTCAAGGCTGGAGTTGCGGCCACCACAGGCACGCAGGTAACACCTTCTCCTGACGCTGGATTCACCGGTCTGTATGTGATTACGGTGGCGCAGGGTGCAACTACAGTCACAAATTCAAACATCAGTGTATATGCGAACGCCCCCTTTCTGCCTTCTGCGGGGGTCATTGATGGCATCCAACGCAATGTTTTGCGCTATGGCGCAGATACCGGCTCGGCTAATGCCTATGTGGTAAACATCAATCCGGGAATTTCCTCTCTGACATCAGGAATGGAGGTGCTTTTTCGGGCCACCAACGCGAATACGGCGGCAAGCACGCTGAATGTCTCAGCGCTGGGTGCGTTCCCTGTCCTTAATCAGTTCGGCGCTACGTTAACAGCGGGAGAGATTGCTGCAGGCAGCCTGGTCCGTGTTATCTGGTCAGCAGCTGCAACGTCATGGTTCGTACTGGACTCGACAGGCGCGATACCAACCGTTCCCACAGCGGCAAGTACATCTAACAGCACACAAACAGCGTCCACAGCATTTGTTAAAACTGCCATAGCAAACCTTTCTCTGGGCAACGCATCAACAAGAACTGTCGGCAACAGCAGCTCCACTCAAATACCAGACATGTCGTACTGGACTGGAAGCTCAGGCTGGAGAAAGGCCCCTGATGGCTTTATTGAGCAGTGGGGTATTTCTGGCTCAACTACAGACTCAGTCAACGTTACCTTCCCGGTTCCATTTACCACTGGGGTTTATTTTGTAGGTGAGCATGACAATGGCGGAGGCACGAACCTGACCTTGTGGCAAATAAACTCAATCACATTGAGCAGTTTTCAGGCAAGGAATATTGGCAAGGTAGTCAAAGGTGACAGTGCAGTAGAGCCATCTATTTCAGCTAACTGCATCTGGTTTGCGAGAGGTAAATAATGACGTACGTATTTTCTCCATCAAATAAGAACTTCTATCCTACAGAGCTTGAGGCCGATTATCGCAAAAGCAATGCGTGGCCCGATGACGGGATCGAGGTATCAGATGAAATGTTTGAGCAGTTCAGCGGGACGCCGCCACAAGGTAAAATGAGAGGGTCAGGTGGTGATTCGATGCCTGCATGGATTGATTTGCCCCCTCCTACAAAGGAAGAGCTGGTCAATACGGCTAAAAATACCCAGTCGGCGCTAATCAGCCAGGCAAACAATTACATGAATTCACGTCAGTGGCCCGGCAAAGCGGCGGTGGGGAGGCTAAAAGGGGATGATTTAGCGGCTTACAATACGTGGCTGGATTATCTTGATGCGCTCTACGCTGTCGATACCAGCAAAGCGCCGGATATTAGCTGGCCACAGAAGCCTTCATAAAAAAAGCCCGGCGACCGGGCAATGACTCAACCGATCCTGTCTCCGCAGGTTTACGGGGTGGGTGATTAAAGCTTAGTCACCCACTCGAAACCCTCCATGTAAATCTCCTTTCTTGCCAACAACTTTACAAATATCCCAACCGCAGCGGCTTGATCAAATATACCAATCGATATTACTGTAATTATATACAGTCTTCCCCAATCATGGTGGGAAAAATTCGCTCCTACTGTCTTGTTCGGGGTGAAACACTTATATGATAGGCTCTGTTTCTTGCTATTATTTTCCCTTCATTGACAGTCAGTCTTATACGGAGGGTACATGCCTTTAAATATCAATTCATGCCTATGCGCTTCAAGCTTAAGCATTGATTCCTTTGTTGATACCCCATCTACCTCAAAGAATTCAACTCAAAATAACCATTCCTCTGGCGGATATGTTACAATCAGTACAAAAGTTAAAGCATTAGAAATCAAGCCATTAGCTTCATCCCTGCATCCCAAATTAAGAATGAATGCTAAAGAATATACTCAGTACAAAGAACTCATGGATTCAATGGAAGTATCGAATAAACATGTTCACTTTGATTGTTTTTCGTCCAGGAATGAGAGCGCCACTCATATCAACGCTTTAGATGACGATGATATTGATCTTGTTCCATTTGAAGAGTTTGAGCAATGGCGACTGAAGCGATTACAAGATCAAGTGAGTATAAGCTCGTCCGATTCGGATGCTATCCCAGCACATAAGCAATTCGAAAGATCTGCATTTTCTGTAGAACAGGCAATCCCAGCCAACTACGATATTCCAAGAAAACAGGCAATCCCAGCCAACTATGATATTCCAAGAAAACAGGCAATCCCAGCCAATTACGATATTCCAATTAAGAAATAAACGGTTAATGAGAACGCTCAGAAGCTCATATTCAGCTTACCGTAATGGAACATTACTCCCAGCTTAAAGCGCTCCCTGTTCCGGTAACCTCTAGCTTTTATTCTCAGCAACCTTATTTTGCTGTTCAGGGCTTCAGCATTGCCATTTGAGACGTTATGCCGCATGGCATTCAGTATCCCGTATAACCTTTTGCTGATTGTACCGGCCATGTTTTTCATTACCGGTACATCGCAACTTTTCGCCAGCGCTATCCATTGCTGCCAGTCTGTTCGCCGTTCAGTGCTCCATGGTCGGTTCCAGATGTCTTTTGCCAGCTCCTTTAGCGTCCAGCACTGACTGGTCAGTTGCATTTGCTCCCTGAGCCAAGTTAGTTTTTCCTGCCGGGGCTCTGTCATCCATTTTTCACTGTATTGCCACAGGAAGCGGGTTCCTTTTGCCTGTCGGCGACTGTCCACCGGAAGTCGGGGATGCTCGGTCTGCCGTGTTTTATCGACGATTTCACCCAGTTGTTTTGCCACATGGAAGCGATCAAAGGCGATCTTCCCTACAGCTCCCGGAAGATGGATGCGTGCCGCTCTGATATATCCGGCATTCATATCCATTGAGAATGTTTTGATGGCCTCCAGTTGGCCGTCGGTGAGAGTCCTGAGGTAACTGGCAAGGCTTTCAGTTCCACGATCATCCGTTAATGCCAGCGCTCGTCCCTCACGATCTGATATCACTGTGATGTACCGGTGCCCTTTTTTGAACGCAACTTCATCCACGTTCATATGCCGGGCTGATAGCGGCTTTTTTATTCGCGCAAGGCCACGTTTAACTGCCCGGGTCATAATGCCGTCAACGGCATTCCAGCTAAGCTTAAGTTGCTTTCTTACCGCATCAACAGTGCTAATTTTCAGCCAGGAAAGGACGAATGATTCGAACAATAGCGTATACCGGCTACCAGCTCCGGCCCACGGAACAGGTAACGTCTGGCATCCATGGTCTGGACACATGACCCGGGGGACATTCGCCTCAACGACAGTCATGAACTGGCAGGTATCAAGATGCCGCCATTTACGATGACGATGATCGTGAACAGGGCATTGCTGCCCGCATGTCGGGCAGATTAGCAGTGTATTTTTGGCGATCCCGACAACAACGGTGACAGAGCCAGCGTTTTCATCAAGGGAAAGTGATTCAACCTGCCACGGGGCGGACAGGTTGAGAATGTGGGCGTATAGTGATTTTTCATCCATGAAAATAGCACCTATAAATATTTCCTGTTTAATAATGTATAGAAATCATTTTCACGCATTTGTAATCGCCGGTCGATAATCTCTTTATCATTTTTGGTTGCAGAGTAATATTCAGTATAAATATCGCGAAAATCTATTGGAAATAAAGTTTCGCTTTCTTTATCGTACAGCATATTACCTGTATTGAGATCGTAATGGATTACACCTAACTCATTCAATTTACATATCAACTGTAGATAAAGACTCTCTAGGTTATCAGGGATATCAGCTGTATCAATGTCACTAAGAGGAGTCCCCGGCACGCGCAGCATCCGGAGGTACACATCACCGCCATGCCGTATAACAACTGATGCTTCATCGCCATAAAAAGCATTAAAAAGGTCAGACTCTTGTCTTGCCATTTCCAGAATCTCATTGTACTGATTACCAACAAGATCATATTTTTTATATAAAGCAGACGAATCATTCACATCTTCAAACACTTCTGCTGTCGAACCTTCCCCTATTAGCTTACCGATAATGGGCTCCGTTACTATATCAGTATGAGAATTATGATTTTCATATAGAAAAGGTGTTTGAATAATGGTGGGTGTTATTTTCATTACAGGCCTTTGTTACGCAAATTAAAAATATCAAGAGATTTTCACATAAAATAGTGTTACGCGCTACCATCCAAGGATTCACGTAAAAACACCTGCCATTACATAGATAGCCACCATGATCGGGGAAGACCCTATACAGTATTTATCGGAGCTATCGTCATGCCACGTTACGGCGACATACGGGTCTCATTCCATGAGGCTATGCGGCGCAGCGCGAAGTACGGCGTCACAGTGTCTACATCTGATTTCGTTGCTGAGCTTGCAAAGCGACACTGGGAGATGAGCCACAGGCAGGCTAACGAGTGGATTGCACAGAACGTGATGACATTCAGGGATCAGTCGCCGGAAGAGGGCGAGAACAAGCTCTGACAGCGTTTCTATCACTACGGGGAGTATTGATATGGGATTTCCTTCACCGGCGGCAGACTTCGTTGAGAGCCGCATAGATTTGAACAGGCTGATGATTCACCGGCCGTCATCTACCATCCGAATTGAAACGCCGAGAGGGTTTGCTCTGGTAGACAGTTCCATCACTCCGGTCCCGGGCAATAAGGTTGCCTGGCAGGTTGATGGCTACCCGATGATTGGGAAGTACTTCAGAACGGGAATTGTCACCGAAGAAGGCGAGACAATTGACGGGGAGTCACTGGAAGGTGTGGTGATGCTCGGCGTGGTGACTCACGAAATTATTTCTGTGTACGAGGCTGACTGGATGCCGGTTTGAGTGGTAGCACACATGTAGCACAAAAAAATACCGCAAAGCACCTAAAATCCACCTGCCAGATGGTTTGCGCCTTGCGGTATGTCTCTGTTAAAACGCACATCAACGCATAACAACTTAAACTGCAAGAAATTCAAAGTGAAATCATGAACATGCAGGTGTAGTCGGGAAAACGGGTCTTTATTATCAGGTATATGCCTGGCGGCGTTGAGTTGGGACAAGAGCGACACAGAATGTGGCTTTACCAAAAGCACCTTCTTGTTGCTTTATACGTGTTCAACGATGCAATCGTACACCTGATAACCTTTCCTGATGCGTTCAGGCCATGCCAGCCGCGCGCGGTAGCCGAGTTGGGCCTGTCAGGGCAGCGTCTGAGACGCGATTATCGCACCACAACCTGCCTCATCATCCCTTTACTTCAGACATCTACCTGTCGGTGTTTATTCTCCTTGTATATTGAAATTTGATTACCTTAACTATGGTTAGATTTGGCAAGGTTCATGTAGCACGTTTTCCCCTGGGGTTTTGAAGCCCGTCCCGAAGCTATTAGCGCATGAACTGAGCCACTCATCTGAAACCCAAACAGTTGTCCGTACTCCATAACGCATTTGCAAGGATGGGTAATAATGAGTCTGCCAAGTCCACTCTGTGTAGGTATCGATGTTTCGAAAGCAACTCTGGATCTTGCTGCCAGTAGCGCTATTGAGCAATTTTCTGTATGCAATGACGCTGACGGCTTTGATCTCATCATTGCCGAGCTGCGCAAGCGTGATGTTGAACTTGTGTTGATGGAAGCCACCGGAGGACTTGAGGCTGCCGTAGCCTGCGCGCTTCAGGCGGCAGGTTTTGAGATCGCTATAGTCAACCCAAGGCAGGCACGTGACTTTGCACGTGCTATGGGATATCTGGCAAAGACTGATCGTATTGATGCGAAGGCACTTGCACAGATGGCCGAGGTTATTAATCGTCATCCGGAACGGGATCGTTTTATCCGGGCTCTGCCAGACGCAGAACGGCAGGTTCTCAATGCGATGGTCGTTCGTAGACGGCAGTTGATTGCTATGCAGGTCGCTGAGCGCAACCGGTTGTACTTAGCCCACCCTCAAAGCAGAAAAAGTATTAATATCATCATCAAAGCGCTGGAAGATGAGCTTACGCGAGTTGATGATGATATGAAGAACCACATCGGGAATCACTTCAGAGAGCTGTCTGAACGATTGAGTAGCATCAAAGGTATCGGCACCATGACCATTGCCGCATTGCTGGCCGAGGTTCCGGAGTTAGGGAAACTAACGAGACGAGAAATTAGCGCACTCGTAGGCGTTGCGCCGGTAAACCGGGATTCGGGCACGATGAGAGGACGACGAACTATCTTCGGTGGCCGGGCCGGAGTGCGGACCGCTCTTTATAATGGCTGCACCGGCTTCAAAGCATGGTGCAGATCACCGTCTGCCCCGGTTAAGTGGGCAGACGGTGACATGTCATGATGCTTTGAAAGGATCCTTTTTATCATCCTGACTGTCATCATTTTTTCTGGGCACTTCACCGTGATCTTTCGGTGCATCGTTTGCGGGATGATCATCTTCCTCGTAGGCATTTCCCGCATTAGGTGCGGCTTCGGGTAATCCTTTGCTGACATCGCCTTCATGCTTACGTTTATCGTTACTTTGGTTGTGCATCGTTTGCTCCTCTTTGTCGTCCTCTAAGTCTAGACCAGCACAACAAAGCTGTGAGCGGAGACCCGTCAGCATATTTATCATCACGTAAGGACGGGGTATGACACCGCCGTTTTCCGCCTGACCACGGCGAGAAGCCATGTCCTGTAAAAGTGACTTCCGATTATTCCTAATGCAAAACCGCTATATTGTCCTACCTTTAAATCTCCAGACGATATTTTCATTGGAAAAACAACCAAAAGGAAACACAGCATGAGTGATTCAATCGAAACCAAAAGCAAAACCGATTATCTGCGTGACGTGGCATCCCAGTTGAAAGAAATGCGCCACTATGCGCAAACGAACACTGAGACGCTTTCCGCCCATTGGTTAGCCTTTGATGCCGGTGAATACAAGGATGAAGGGAATGCGGCCCGTATTGACGCATTACTGAATAAGCAGGGAACGTTGCTGGAAGATCTGGAGAAAGCCATTCAGGATATTGAAATTGAAATCAACCACAGTGAGCAGGAGAGTTAAGGTATCTCCCGCTAACTGAGGGGTGGCGATTAACAGATTAATCCGCCACCAGCCAAAACTCGGCTTCATCAAACATTTCGTCCACCAGACGCGCGACAGTGGCTTTATCATTCTTGCTGAGGTCGGTTTCTATCGCGTTACGTTCCATCGGTTTCACCTTGACCTCGATGTCAGGAAAAACACGATGCACACGCTTTTGAAGCTCTGCCAATATCATGTCGCGCGCCCCTGGCAGGCCCACGACATTACGCTTATCGTAAATTAACTCTACAAACATAATAACCATCCCTTCAGGGCAAAATCGCGTTGCCATTTTACTGTAAATAAAAACAGTATCAAGCTGATGTTTGCATGAATCCGTTTTTTAGGTCCCGCGTAGAAAAGCATTTTTATCTGGTTTACTCTGAGGGCGCTCTTAACGATATATGCGCTCACTCACCGGGAGAAGTGCAATGCGACAATTGGTTATTGATATTCTGCTTAAACTGGCAAAAATGGATGTCGATGCAAAGGAACTGACTGCTCAGGTCGAAGCGCAGTCATTGCTGGTTGCCGCTTTATTAGTCCAGGCGAAACAAGATAATGCGTTAACGATTTCTGAGACGGTGCAGGATGCCATTGTCACGGCATCGCGTTCCTCATCAGAGTTCATGCAGTCTGATATTGATCTGTTGCTCACGCACCTCAACCGATTACTGGCCGTGGCTAAGTATGTTGAGGTGAGGGGAAAGCTCGAACAAGAAGAGTGATCGCTAACGCTGGCGGCAGAGGGGTTTTCTGCCGCCAGCGAGGCCGTATCAGGGGCATTAACCGTTTGTTGTCACGACGCTGCGCAACGCCATCGCCGTTATTCTTCCTGTCCGCACAGCTGAGGTATAGCTAGAGCTCGTTCTTAATACAAAATTCTTCCCAACTCATTCCCAGAGATTCGGCATGCGATCGGAGATAGGCTTCGATGGCTTCGGCGGCGACGGCTTTATCCGGCTCTGCCAGTTGAATCGAAAAAATCATACCATCAAGATTTTTCTGGCGTAAAAAGGCGGCATAAATGCGTTCGGCGTGCCACTCGCGCAATTCACGCAGGGACATATTGGCGGCACGGGCATCCTGTTCGGTCAGTTCATCGAGTGCGGCCTGAAAATCGGCATGGGCAGTGAAGAACATTTGGCGTGCCTGGGCATAATAAGCTTCTGGAGTTTTCATGACAAATCTCTGAGATGTAATGCAGGGCGACAGTGTAGCCTGTTGTGCCTCCCTTGTCAGGCCGGAGTGGACAGGTTCATTCACAGCGATAAAAGCGGGCAGGGAAGGGAATAAACATCACCCGGTGCGTGATGAATCCAGGAAAAGCGCGCTTTACGTTGATTTCATCCCTCAGATATCTTGCACATCTGGCGGTAAAAATTATAACGTAGCCGCCATTAACCGGATTTAGGGATCAAAGATGAAAAACTGGATGCTGATTGCTACACTGGCGCTGAGTGGCTGCGCACAAATAAACAGTTATCAAAGTGCGGTGCAAACGCCGGCCCCGGCAAATTTACAAGGCAACTGGCAGACGGTTGGGCCGCAGAGTAACCTGATTAGCGACAAGGCGATTGGGAGTCTGATTATCAACGCGGACGGCAGTACGCTGGATTGCCGGCAGTGGCAACGAGTCATTGCGAAGCCAGGCAAATTGACGCAGCTGAATGGCGATTATGTCAATGTTACGCGTCAGTTACGCATCATGACACTGGATCTGGATGGCGGTGAGCTGGATTACGACGGGCTTACGTTGCGTAAGGTCGATCGACCCACGGTGGAATGCCAGAAAGCTTTACAGGAAGCGGCCCAACATCCCGGTGTGGATGTGATTCAGAATATCGAACCTGAGATTATGCGTCCGGTTCTGAACAAATAA